GAAAATAACTTAATTTCAGTCTGAGTAGCAAAGGGGGTCGCAAATCGCGACCCCCTTTCAAGATAAAAATAAAATGAAAGAGGTATTCACAGTGGAAAATGTAGCATTAATTCAGGGGACGGAATTACAGATTAAAGAGTATCAGGGGAACAGGGTTGTGACGTTTAAGGATGTTGACAGAGTTCACCAGAGGCCGGATGGGACGGCAAGAAGGCGGTTCAACGATAATAGGAGGCGATTTCTTGAGGGGACTGATTACTTTAAAGTTTGTGCGTCCGAAATTCGGACGCACAACATTATGGACATATCAAGCAAAGCACATGAAGATATGACCCTCCTTACTGAAAGCGGCTATCTCATGTTAGTAAAGTCTTTTACTGACGACTTAGCTTGGAAAGTCCAGAGGGATTTGGTGAACACATACTTCAAGATGAAAGAAGTAGTAGAATCCGCCACCCCGGAGGAAACAGGAATGGTTCTCACGCAAGAGGGTTTTGCAGATGCAGTCCATGCACTGACTGGGTGTGCAAGCATATTCCAGTCGATGCTCGACTACTCCACAATCAACTATAAGCAACAGCAGGAACTTTTACAGGCGGCAAGGCGGCGGGTAAGCCACCTTCTCGGCGGGGCACATTCGGACAGGTACAGGCAGTCGTCCAGGATATACTTCAGGAATCTCTGGCAGGATTTCTGCGAGTACTTCTCTTGCGGCTCCTACCGGGATTTAAACCCGCAGTATATGGTAGATGACGCTGCGGCAAGGTGGATTTCGGAGTGGTCATATGGCTGATAATGCAAGGGCTGGGTGCTTAGATATCCAGGGAGATAACAGGAGGGTTTTTGTGGGCAGAAGAGAATATGCAAAACGCAGCAAGCGGGGTAAACGCCTCAGGATGTTAAAGCAGCGGCTTGTGGCGATAGAAATATTGCTTATATGCGTGCTTATCACTGTGTGGGAGTTCGAGGGCAACAACGGAATCCCCTGCGACATGTGCGGGACTATCCTCATCGCGGTGCTTGCTTTGTACTTGCTTTTTACGAAGGAGTGCTGGGTTTATGACTGAGGGAAATGACTGCTATAAGCGATGAGGGAGTCCATTCGGTGGACATCCCCTTTGGAGCACAGAAACGACAATTATGGACGAGCTACGGAAACATTATTGCTTAGAGAGGAGAAATTAGTGGAAGTAATTGAGATTTTTTTTAGCAATGAAAAATTCGGGGAAATCAGGGCGGTAATCACCGATGGCGAGCCGTGGTTTGTGGGGAAAGATGTGGCGACGGCGTTGGGATATAAAGACGCAAAAAAGCTTTAAAAGTTCATGTTGATGAAGAGGATAGACAGTTAATCCAAAGGGGGCAAACCGCCCCCTTAGAAATCCCGAATCGTGGAATGACCATCATTAACGAATCTGGCTTGTATGCCCTTATATTTGGAAGCAAACTTGAATCTGCTAGGCGTTTCAAACACTGGGTAACATCCGAAGTTCTCCCTGCAATCCGCAAAACAGGCAGGTATATTGCACCATCTGAGGGGACGATGGAATCTATGTTTGAAGCTATGAGCTGTGATATGAAAATGGTTTATGAACGAATGAGCAATATAGAAAGTAAAATTGATGAGCGGATGGAAAGCGTAGAATCCATGATGCAGGAACAGTCAGCTATGATGCAGGAACAGTCAGGAAAATTGAACCAGGTAGTAGACAACATGACTCTGACAACCAGACAGCAACAGCGGATTTATAAAGCAGCGAAAGACAGAATCAACCATCTGCTCGGCGGCGCACATTCTGAGGAATATAAGAGCTGTTCTAAAAGTTACTTCATTAACTTATGGAATGGGTTAAAAGCAGAGTTTGACTGTGGCGGTTCGTATAAGGACTTAAACCCTGTCTATTTCGATGCCGCGCTGGGGTACATCGGGTCGTGGCGATATGTAGAAACATAAGAGGAAAATAGAGACAACGAATTTCGTCCCATCAAACGTGTAAAATAATTCACTTAGGAATCATAAAGGAGGATGTAAAATTATGGATTTAAGCAAATCATATGAGTTTTTCCAGCCAGAAAAGGACAATGCGAGGATACATATCGTGGGGTGTGGTTCGGTCGGTTCCACGATTGCTGAAAACCTGGCGCGCTGCGGTGTAACAAAGATGACACTGTGGGACTTCGATAAGGTGGAAAACCACAATATCGTGAACCAGATGTTTAACCAGAATGATGTAGGGAAGCTTAAAGTCGAGGCGCTGAAAGATATGCTGGTAGACATCAATCCAGAAATAGCGGATGGCATTGATATGAAGCCGGAGGGATGGCAGGGGAAAATGATGTCCGGCTATATCTTCCTGTGTGTGGACAGCATCGAACTGCGCAGGGAAATTGTTGAAAAGCATATGGACAGCCCATATGTGAAAGCGGTCTTTGACTTCAGGACGCTCTTGGAAAGCGCACAGCACTATGCCGCTGACTGGTCAGACTATAAGATGAAGAAAGACCTGCTGAACTCCATGCAGTTCTCCCATGATGAAGCGAAGGAGGAAACCCCGGTGTCTGCCTGCGGAGTGACGCTTGGCGTGGCTACGACAGTCCGTCTGGTCTGTGCGCTTGGAGTAAACAACTACATCAATTTTGTCAAAGGCAACGGTATTAAGAAGCTGGTTTTAATAGACGGATTTGGTTTTGATTTGATGGCGTTTTAGGGGATGGGCGCTTAAAGCGCCCTCACATAAGCATGTAATGAAATTTATCTCCAAGAGGTAGCTCCTTACTGTTAGTGGGAGTAACAATTTGATAGAAAGGCCAGGGAGGTATCCCACGGCTGCCAAAAGGGTTTTAAATCCTGGTACAAGATTGGCAGGTGGTTCAAAAAAAAATCCGACAGTAGCGAATGAGTAAGCAGCTTGATTGGTAAAAGTACTGTCCCACAGTCTTTCTTATCATCAAATCATTTCGGAGCCTCTACCCTCCCCAGGGTGACCGAAGGGTTCCAAAGACATCATCATAATACATGAGATTACATGCTTTTCATAGAAAGGAAGGTGCAGTATGTTCTATATTACAGTTAAGCAGTCGCCAATGTATCATCAAATGACATTGGAAGAGTTTCTGTTTAATACAGAAGTTAAAAGTACATGTATTAATCCAAATATGACCAATACACGTACATACGAAATAGCGGAAATCAGTGAAAGGTTTTTAGGGACGGTAGATGTAAGGAAATTGATAGCAAAGCTTGTCCAGTTCAATGATTCCGTCGCAGAATTAAAGAGCGCTCCAAGACATGAGCTTTACCATACGTTCCATATCCCGAAGAAGAGCGGAGGGTTAAGGAAGATTGACGCCCCGAATGCAGAATTAATGGATGCGCTGAGACGGCTGAAAACCATTTTCGAGGAAGATTTCAAAGCCTTGTACCATACGTCCGCATTCGCATATGTGAAACACCGCAGCACCTTAGATGCTGTGAAGAGACACCAGGCGAATGCAAGCAGGTGGTTTGGGAAATACGACCTTTCCAATTTCTTCGGGAGCACGACTCTGGAATATGTAATGCATATGCTCGGGATGGTTTTCCCATTTTCGGAGGTACTGAAGCAGGGGATTGGGAGAAGCGCATTAAGCGATGCACTGGAGCTTGCATTCCTTGATGGGGCTTTGCCGCAGGGGACGCCATTATCCCCGCTGCTTACTAACATCATAATGATTCCGGTGGATTTCAAGCTGGCAAACACATTAAGGGAATATAATCATCAGCGGTTTGTTTATACAAGGTACGCTGATGATTTTTTAGTTTCATCCAGATACCAGTTCAGCTTCCGGGAGATTGAGGCACTGATAATATCGACGCTCGCTGATTTTGGCGCGCCGTTTACCATTAATCCAGGGAAGACCCGGTATGGGTCATCCGCGGGTTCAAACTGGAACCTTGGAGTGATGCTGAACAAAGACAATCAGATTACCGTGGGATACAAAAAGAAACGGCAGTTCCAGGCGATGCTGGCATCGTATGTCATGGACAGGAGGAATGGGACGCCCTGGGATAAGACGGACATCCGGGTAATGGAAGGATACAGGAACTACTATAGGATGATTGAGAAAGAAACCATTGACGCTATGGTAAAACATGTTGGCGATAAATTTGGCGTTGATATCGTGGCGTTAATTAAGACAGATTTGAAAATCTGAGTTCGCGATATATAAGAACTTTAAAGAATCGAAGAGTCTTCCGCTGCAATGATATTATATCTGTTTTTGGATATGCTCCTAGCTGTCAGCGGGATGTAACAATTTGATGAAAAGGGAAATAAGCAGCCTAGGGAACCGAGTCCGGTGTAAGGTCATGGCAACAGATGCCGAAATCCACGGAAATTTGATTAAAACGCAGTATATTAGACTGAAAGGTACTGTATTACAAAGGTTGCAGAAGATAGTAATCAGCAGAAACGTCAGCTAAGTCAGGCTGCTCGCCTCCAGATTGGCCTTTTACTAAAGTAGTATTCCCCACTAGATTGCTTGGAGGACTCTGAAAAAATGAAAAGGGAGGAAATTAGAATGAGTTTTACGATGAACATATCTGATATTAAAATTCCCGAAGGCTTTGCAAAAAGCGTTCCGGGAAAAGCAAAAATGGATAGGTGCAGGAGATATTACAGCAAGAATGGGTGCCTTGACAGGGATATTGTGGTTGACAAAAACGGTTACTTGCAAGATGGCTATATCGGCTATCTTGTTTTAGTAGAAAACGGAGCAACGCACACAGAGGTTATCCAGAAAGGGTATGACAGGGAATATAGAAACAGCTTTGCCCCACAGGTTGGTGACTGGGTAAAAATCCGCGACTGGGAGGATATGGAAGAGGAGTTTGGGGTATCTGAGAACGGATGGATTGAGTGCCGTTTCCGTTTTACTAAAGAAATGCAGAGCGGTATAGGAGGTCTTGAATTTGAAATTACGGAAATTAAGTATGACGAGTATCTCGGACATGATTCCGAGTGGAAGATATCAAAAGATATGCTGATGCCAGCAGGTGATATGTATGTTGATTCGGACGAGGTTGATAAATTTTTGGAATCAATTAAAGTCGTAGACCAATAGGTTTGATATTAAATGCGCATGTCGCATCTTGATTAAACCCCACAATGTAAATGAATTACCTTTCCAGTACAAATGTGTATGTGGCGATAAAGCCATATAGGAATTGTAATAACTCTCGACTGTTAGTGAGAGGTTCGCAAAGCTAGCTTGCACTCATAAATGAGTGGCAGGTTTTCGCATAAGCTACTTTCCTTCCACAATGAAAGTAGCTTACGGATTGTGGGAATAGTCACAATTAAATAACAATATAACAAGGAGAAGATTATGAAAGCAATTAGCCAGGGAAACAATACGTATGACATTTTTGATGATTCACTGCAGGTATATGAACAGCTGCCTGCACAGTTCTATGTAGTGAGGTTCAGCGAAAACAGGGGATTTTCCCTTGTGAAGAGTCCAGAAATGGAAATTAAAGAGCCGAAAGTGTATGGCGTACATGACGAAAAGGTACAGAAAGTTATGAAAGCATTTACTACAATGAACCGTAGCCTGGGAGTGATTTTGAGCGGTGATAAAGGTATCGGCAAGTCGCTGCTTGCAAAGATGCTTGCGGTAACTTCTATTAAAGGCGGTATGCCAGTTATCATAGTGGACACATATTATCCAGGAATTGCCTCTTATATCGAAGATATCGAACAGGAGGTAATGATTTTGTTTGACGAATTTGATAAGACCTTCGGCACTGTAAGAGCAAAGGATGGGGACGCATCCCCACAAACACAGATGCTGTCCTTGTTTGACGGGATTTCTGTTGGGAAGAAGCTGTTTGTAGTTACATGCAATGAGCTTGCGAACTTGAGTGATTACTTGGTAAACAGGCCGGGGCGGTTCCATTACCATTTCCGGTTTGAGTATCCATCGGTGCAGGAAGTCAGACAGTACCTGAGAGATAAACTGCCGGAGAAATACCACGGGGAGATTGAAGACGTGGTTTCTTTTTCCGGAAAGGTAAACCTGAACTACGACTGCCTGCGCGCAATTGCATTTGAGTTGCAGATGGGTTCTGCATTTGGCGAGGCGATTAAAGACTTAAATATCATCAATATTGAGAAGGTGTACTATATAGTCACTTTGAAATACGCGAATGGATTCACAGCGGTGAATAGGAGAGTACAGCTGGATATGTTCGGAGGGGAGGAAAGGGAGACCGTATACTTATACGATAATAACGAGGGCAATTTCGTTGATGTCGAGTTTACACCGACGGACGCGGTGTTTGACACTTCCATGTGTGCCCATGTAATAACGCCTGACAAGTTCAGCCTCGACTATATAGAGTCGTATGTAGAGTCTTGCAAAGCAGCAAAAGCAAGTGAGCCGGAGTGCTTGGTTATTACCCGAAAGATGGACAAAAATATCCACTACTTGGCATAGCATTCTGGTGATATGTCAAGAACTTTTTGAAAAAGATTTTGATATGTTTTTCAGAAAAAAGGGTAACTTTAACAGACCTTCGGTATATTTTACGAAAAACCGAAGGTCAGTTCGACTCGATATTATATTCGGTGTCCAGCTTTTCGCCGGTGTACAGTTGGTTTTTGACCAGCAATCCAAAAACGAGTCGTACAAATTTACGAGATGTAAGCGCGAGTGCTCTTTTGTGCTGATGTCTGGTTACCTCAGCATATTTTCTGGCATAAAAATCAGCATATTGAGGGATGTGCTTCCTGACGCTGTTTGCCGCTTCGCCAAGATAGTAGCGAAGATAGGGATTTCCGGCTTTCGACATGTTGTTGTCCTCAGAAGTGAAATCTCCGGAATCACCTTTAGGCCAGTAAAGCCCGGCATATTTGGCAAGGGCATCGGACGAATGAAATGCTGTTATATCGCCTATTTCTGACAGGATCCCGGATGCCCATACTGGACCTATTCCAGGTATGGACCTGAGGATGATCAGGGCATTAGGGTTCATTCCGTTGATGCATTTCCCAATCGCCTGCTCTATCAGCCTGATTTCTTTCTGATAGGCATGGATGCAGTTAAACGAGCTTGCCAGTGATATGTTCAGTGGTTCGTACATGCACTTGTCTAACCGGTAGGAATCCCTGGCTGCCTTCCGCAGAAGTTCGGAAGTTTTGGATATGTCAGAGATGCGGTTCCTGCTCTTTTCCGCAAGAAAAGCAAGCAGATCCTCTTCCGGCATATCAATGATCTCCTGTGGTGACAGAAATTCTGTCAGGACAGCTGAGGACGTGGCGCCATAGAGACTGCCAAAAGGCTTATCATCACCTTCAAGGAGCTGAAGCTCACTAAACTTCAGATAAAGATTAGACACCATATAAGTCTTCTCCCTGGTGATGCACTCAGAAAGGTGCATACGGTGCCTTGTAAGGCGTTTCAGGGCTATGAACTGCCCGCCGTGCCATGGCTCCAGTTTTTTCGTGCGGCCTACCCTGCCAAAGTCTGCAATGAGATATGCATCTGTGGGATCAGTCTTCTCCATTCCGATATAGGACTTTCGGTAATTGGAAGTGGTCTTTGGGTTTACACAGAAGACGTAAGGTCTGTAGGGCATGAGAACCTCACTGGTCGACAGGAAGTTGGAAATATGCACGCTGTACACAGAAGTGGATTCCAACACGATAAGAAGGGTATCCAGGTTTTGATGCTTCTGCATACACTCCGCAATCATATCCACAAGCTGATCGGCACCCGGCTGATTATTGCCAAACGATGATGAGATGTATTTGTTTTCCTCAAAGTCCATCGCATAGACAGCATTGGTCTTTGAGCTTACATCAATACCTACAAACAAGGTGGACATATAGTTGATCTTTAACATGATATCACCTCCGTTCTGATCGGGATTTGTGAAGCCTGAAGCAAAAGGGTTATCCTGTGCTGCATACGGTGACCGAAACCTCGCGCAATGAGCATGCACCCAGTCAGCCTTTCTTGCTGGGGCTAACGGCTGGGGATGAAAATTCTGTGTCAGCGGAATATGCCGTATGTGCCAGGCTGAATGCTATCGAAGCAGTCTCGGACTAAGCCGGCTGAAAGGAGGAACAGCAGTGCCTTCGGACATCAGACTCTGCCTGATATCATACCACAGGATAAACAATTATGAAACTGGGTTGTACAGGTGATGAAAGGGTGGGAGGGGAATCCTCCTGATTGCCTTCACCTATATCATTAAGAAAGGATTATCAAAGTAACTGTTGACAGTATAGATGGGATAGGATATGGGGAAGATTCTCCTTCTGAATTATCCTTCATCTATATCACAAAAAAGAATAAGTCCATAGCCTGTTTTGATTGGCTATAAACTTATTATACGAGGAGGGAAGTGATGAATTTAGTATTTTGGTTATTTGTGGCGGGTGACGCCTTTCTTTTTTGGCTTGCGGTTTCTTTCGTGTTCATTCCAATTGGCAGAGCCGTTGTGAAAATAACGAGGGAAATTTCAAATATTATAAAATATGAAGAAACAGAGGAAAAGGAGAAGAAGTCGAGATGAAAAAGAACGGTTTAGTGGGAGCAGTAGTAACAGCAATTATTATTTTTGGGGCATTGTTTTGCCTAATAGGGTGCATCGAAAAGGTGCCGGTTGGGTACGAAGCGGTTGTGTACAACATGAACGGAGGCGTATCCGGGGAAACGCTGACCCAGGGCTGGCATATTGTTGCACCGACAAAGAAAGTCAAGGAATTTACGGTTAGCAACGAGCAGCTTATTCTGTCCAAAGATAGCAGGGAGGGTAGCGAAGGCGATGATTCTTTCAAAGTATCTACATCGGATGATGCTATGCTGTCAATTAGCTTCCAGATGTCCTATAGGTACAGGCCGGAAACATTGGTGGAAACCTATAAGAAATTCAAAGGCATGGATGGAGAGGCGATTATTGAGAGCCGTGTGAAGACAGTTCTGAAATCTAAGGTTTCAGAGGTTACGACGGATTACTCCATGATGGATATTTATTCTGGAAATAGGAGCGAGATTAATAATAAGCTCACCGCGTACTTAGATGATGCGTTTTCTACGGCATACGGCATCAATGTCTTGGATGCAAGTATTATTGACGTACATCCAGATAAAAAGCTGAAAGCATCTATCGACAATAGGGTTACAGCATTACAACAGAAGCAGCAGGCGGAAGTTGAACAAGAAACCGCAAGGGTTCAGGCAGAAACGGCGCTGATTAGAGCCAAGAATGAGGCGGAAATCAGGATAACTGAGGCTGAGGCAGAAGCGAAAGCAAACCGACTGAAGGCTTCGAGCATCACGCCAGAGCTGATTCAGATGAAAGAAGCGGAAGCGCGGCTGACGCATGGCTGGGTGACAGTCCAAGGGACTGGGACGGCGGTAGTTGGCACGGGTAAATAAGTAAAATGGTGGTCTGGGCTGGTTATAGGAACAATGCATGTAGCATTGCCGCAAGCAAAACGGCTGGTTCCGGCCACCACATAAGAATAGTATTTTGCCTATAATGATATGACTGCATTGCAGTGCTTCTAACTGTTAGTAGAAGTTTCATGAAGGTAGCAGGGGGAAAGGAGAAGGAACACGCGATGACACTAGGAAAAAAGTTCCCTATATCAAGATGTTCATCCTAAAAGTGGGCGTTAAACTAACTGTTGCACAGTACGAAAAACACAAGCATCGCGCTGCCAGAAAGAAGACGACCCTGCTGAGGCTCCTGATTTTAATAGCTTTTTGTATAATGGATTATAGGTAAAAGGGGTGACTGTAAATTGGGCTTGTAAGAAAGTATATATGAGGAGGGTATATGAACAGAGAGCAGAAAAGAAAATTTGTGAAGAAGGCAAAATCCAAAGGAATTCCAGAAGAATACATAGAAGCTTACATCGTGATGCTTGAGGCGGGCACGACCATTCCGGTGATTCCGGAGGGTGCAAAAGTCCGCTTGGATGTAGAGAAGATTAAAGCGGGAAAGAATTACGTGAGGATGAATCCAGAATATAAGGAGTTTGTGGAATCATCAGAAGGCATGGTTTTTACGTCACATGTCGAGGAGGGATGTTTTGTTAGCTTGAAGGAAAATCCCAAATGGCTGTTCTGGAGCGGAGATTTGAGTAGGGTGGAAGATGTGTGACAATTGAGAAAAGTGTTGTAATGCAGAAGATTTCAAAAAGAAGACCTCTTCGCGTTTTTGATGTATTTGCTCCGACCCGCACAAAAGACGAAATCAATGGTCTGAGCCATGACGAAACTGTAAAATGGAAATTAACAGGTTGGATGCTAAGAAAATCAGCGTCAACACTTCGTATGTACTCATGTAGCCACCTCCTTCGTCCGCGAAGAGGTTTCCTATAAAATATATCATACACTACATATAAATACAAGAAATATTTGAGAATTAGATATAGATTATATGACGTATCGAGGATAGATGATAGAGGCGAGCGTATAATAAGAAATTAGCTGTGTAAGGCTGGTATTGGGTAAGAAAATAGTAAAAGTAACAAGGCAGCTTACGCTGCCTTGTCGTGGAGGTCTATTTCGGATTGAACAGACGTCCCATGAAACGTTGCATGAATGCAGTTATATGTACTAATTGCTTTGTATATGAAAAATATTACAATGACAATTGTAATGCATATTAAAGCTACACAGATTAGTCCATATAAACTACTACATGATACTGCTGACTGAAAAATCTTATCCAATACTTATTCCTCCTTAAAAAATGAAAAACTAAGTTTCATTAGTGTATTTGCAGAAGGTTTGGGGATTCGATTTATCAAATCAGTATAATAATTATAATACATTGCATATATCGTGTCAATATAATAGAAAGAATAATTGATAATTTCTGAAATGATATTATAGAATAAGGTGAGGAATATGCGGAATTCGTTTTGGAAGAATATACAGGATAAATTCCATACCAAGTGTCAAAGGAAGGTGGGTGTTTATTGCGGATTTTTTAGAAATACAATAGTCAAATTAAGGCCAGCGGTTTGTAAAGATGTTGTCTTCGAAATACCATGCCTTGAGTGTGCCGGAAGTGGAGTTTTCCGATGTAGCATTCACGATAGGGATGGTATTTGTATATGCTGCAAAGGAACCGGGAAGCAATTCATCGGGTTGTAGAAGTGCAGGTGATAAATTCAAAATGCAAGGAACCCCTAAGTAGAAATAGTGAAGTATGTGCAGAGAGGAGAAGAAATGATTAAGGAAATAGGAAAATATAATGTTGATTTTGAAGGGATTTCTTACGATGGGAAAATCCCATATGAGATGGTAATCATAGAAGAATTTGCTGAGGGCAAGCCGGTAAAAGGAAGCAAGAAGACTCTATATTTCCGGGGAGAAAAGAACTACATTATGCCGGTATTTAGTACGGAGGAAGCGGTCGAGATGTATCTGCAATATGCTAATAATACAAAACTCCAGATATGCAGCAAGGTTGTAGTGGAAGAAGTACATAACTCCGGGCGGAGGACTCGTACAAGGGGCAATTCTGTCCAAGAAGCTATGAAGGTATTGAGGGCTGAGTTATTGCGGCATGGAGATTTGTACAACGGGTTTCAGGCAAGCATCGAAAGCTCAGTAAAAGAGCAGCAGGTATTATCGCAGCACAGAAATTCTGACACCATTGCAAAAGGGATTTTGCGACGAATTATTGGGGAGGAATAGGGAGAATATGAGGGATATAGAAAAAGATTTGATGGAAATTGAATGTATGATGAAAAGACAAAAGAAAGAAGGCGATGCGTTTGCTTGTTCTATGTTGCAAAGATGCCATAAATTGGTGTCGGAACTAAAACAGTACCGGGAATTAGAGGAACAAGGGAAACTGCTGAGACTGCCCTGCAAAATTGGCGGGACAGTTTACGTCATAATGAACCAAAGGGACAATTTCAGTGATGCTTTGTATAAAATAGTGACTGCTGCATTCTTCAGGTACAACATGATAAAAGATGTTGGGAAAACTGTTTTCCTTACTAAAAAAGAGGCAGAGGAAGCATTAGAAAGTATGTTGGGGCTGTAAGTGGATTGGCAAAACATCAATACTATGATTCGCCAGAGTGATGTAATCATCAAAGCTCAAACAAGCGCAATCAGGCGAATGCTATTGCCCTGTTTGTTGCACCGAAATACTCCCAGATGCCGCTGGTAAGAGTTGAGGTTGAGAACAAGCGGAATCCATAGCGGTTCTCTGTATACAGTAGGTCGCGGAACAGAGTGGTGGGTAAGGTTGACATATCCCGTGACGGCGTAAAAGTTCATAGTAAGTAATGTTTTTTTAAGCAGGGGTTCGATTCCCTCAGCTCCATTCTGGAAATCATTGATTTTCGGGAATTAAAAATAGCAAGAATGTAAAGGAGAAGAAAATCATGTGTAAAGTTTTGTTGGATTCAATTGAGAAAGTAAGGAAATTCGTAAGCATTACCTCCAGATTTGATACGGAAGTAAGCCTGAAAGCTGGCAGGTATATTGTTGACGCGAAGTCCATTATGGGGATTTTCAGCGTTGACCTGACAAAGCCAATGGAGTTGCAATTCGAAACCAATGGGAAGGCTGACAGTGCGTGCATTGCAAAGTACATAGAGCAGGTCGATGAATTTGTTGTTGCGTAAGCTATATAGGAGCGGTAAATGATAATCTAGGGGAGGCAGCGGATGGGGAAAATAATAAGCATAGGGGATATTAAGGCAAAGACAATTGATGTGCAGGCACTGCAGAAGGGCAGTGCCCAGTCTGCCGCAGGCCTTATTGCCCCGGCGACAGAAGAAGTCCGTTGCGAGCTGGCACCAGAACATGCGGCAGAGCCGATTAAGAACCTGGATGATATCTATACAGTGTCAGAGTTTCTTATCCAAAATGGGAGATATAGGGATAACATGCTGTTTATCGTCGGAATTAACTTTGGGCTACGGGTGAGCGATTTGAGGATGTTGCGTTTTTCCAATTTGATAAACGAAAACTTCACATACCGCGACAGTTTCCCGGTATTTGAAAAGAAAACAAGGAACACAAGAAAAAGAAAGAAGAACCGGTATATTACCATCAACACGGCGGTAATAGAAGCGGTCACTTTGTATTTGAAGAATACGCCGGGGGTAGCGTTAAGTGATTATATGTTCCGAAGCGAGTCAAATCGCGGCGGGAACACGAACACCCCGCTTTCTGTTCAGTCAATTGACCGGATTTTAAAGGGAATTGCGAAGGATTTAAGCTTGAACGTAAAGGTGTCAACACATACGCTGCGGAAGACATTTTGCTACCACCAGATGCTGATGTCCCATAATGACAGCAGGAAGCTGCTTCTGCTCCAGAAAATGCTGAACCACTCATCGCCTGCGCAGACATTGGATTATATCGGAATTACGTCGGAAGAGATTGAGGAAGCCTACCGGAATCTGAATTTAGGTGGGATGCGCAGGAATTATCTCATGGATAGCAGTATCGTAGAAGTAGAAAGCCAGACAGGGTAGGTGATGTGATGAGCCTAAATAAAGCGATAAAGCATGGGAAGGAGCGGCGGAAGAACAAATGAAAGAATTTGTGGAACTGGATTAAATTTGTTCCAGTTCGGGAGGAAGATAGGTGAAAAAGAAAATTTGGTGGCTTTTATGATGAGCAAATGGTATAATGTCAAGGAAGGAAATGGACGGGTAATATTGGCAAATATCGGAGGGGAATGCTATGATGTATCCATATATGACACTTGACGATGACACAGAGATTACACATTCTGAAATGAAGCCGGACGGAAGAGTAAAAGTATATATGGAAACGCCGGATGAAAAGGTGTGTTTTCGACATGCTACTTGCTGGCTTCCCGGATATAAATGGGAAGACGTATATGCATATTCAGATGCGGATATCCAGCGTTTTCAGGAAATCATTGAGTCAACGGCTCATCTAATTTTGGAATTTTCGCAGGAAGGGGGATTTGATAATGCCTCGAATTTTTAGGTTTGGCTCGTACTGGGTTTATTTTTGGACAAATGAGAATAAGCCACTAGAGCCAATACATGTTCATATATCAAGTAGTTGAGCTATGGGATACAAATATGGATTAATCTATTGACAATGACATAGATTTGTTTTAAAATAGTGAGCATAGAAAGAAATTTACTATTAAAACAGGCAATTATCCGTTAGATGCTTGTGAGCCAAAGAGGTTTTGACGGCTATAGAATTAATTATACTATAACACATTAATGACCGGATTTTGGTGAGCGGCGGTCATGGAAGTCATTTCTATTTAGCAAGGTACTACCTAGAGCAGAATGGTTTGCCTTGAAAAATTACTATGTTACAATACTAAGAAAGTAACTGTTCAGTTTACCAGGCTGAGGACAGTTACTTTCTTGCATTCTTACCAATCTCATAACCTAATTTGTATGCAGCACCACATAAAATACTGGCAATACCTAACGTGTAATAAATAGATTGTAGCGAAATTGTTATCATATGCAAAGTGTCCTCCTTTCGTAGATTCCTCGAAAGGTTTCTATGTAAACAGAGCTTGTTCTCGCTGATGGAAGACAAACCGTCCTACCGTGCTTAGGTAGAACCTATGTACATTCTACAAAACATTCCATATATTGTCAATTTATTATTTGAAGGAACAAAAAATGTCTAGCTCTAATTGGTTCGGAACAGTAAAGTAGATAAGAGAGGAGAGTCTGTCATGAATGAATATACTATTATCAAAACTAGTGGCGAAGGATATGGCAGACTAATTCTGTGTCTTTCATTTGAAAGTCTGCTAACCTATATCAATAATATCGAGCATGTACTTGTTCAGGACGGAGTTAATGAAAAAGTCTTAATTGACCAGCTATTGATAACTGGTGATGGAGCAAATAGATTTATGAGCAGTGATTTTACGCAGGGAAAACTCGATTTCAGAACAGCACAAATAGTACAACCAGCGGAGTATTTCAGAAGAAAAACTAATGAATGGCTACATGATAACTATTCATTAGTCGAAAATTCAATATTAACCGAGCAACAACGTCAGAAGATTAAAGATAAAATAGTCTTTTAGAATGGGAAAGTTCCTTATCACTGGATTCGTTTCGGTGGTGGGGGACTTTTTTTGTTTTCTATGGCTCAGTTTACTAGGTTGAGGACAGTTACTTTTTGCATTTTATGAAGTATGTCAAGAATACTCGTGGCTTTAGACATGAAGGATTGAGGTTGTCATCAGTCTAAAAAATATATCTACCGTTGGAATGACGGAAAGTTACGCCTGTGGAGATGGAGGTTACGAAGTCGATGAAGCAGGAATCTTACGACTTCAGTCGTGAGAGGGTCAATTTGATAAGGATAATTTTTTGATAAGGGCATATTGAAAAAGGTTTTCACATATGCTATAATGCCAATAGGCAAAAAGAGATAAAAAGTCCATGTGGGCAAAAGAAACGAATCCCCAGATTGGTATGGCAGTACCGTCTGAGGATTCTTCTTTTCTTTTATAGTGGCAAAGCACCCACTAGGCTATTTGTTGCTTTTGCCGTCACCGTCTAACCATTTGATGATGTAGTGGCAGGCTACACCTCCCAAAACGGTAACTAAAAAAGAGATAAAAAATTCCATGCAAGCACCTCCTCCCCGTTGCGGGTATCGGTGAGCAACGAAAAAATTATAACATATTATCCGACAAACTTCTATAATTAATTCATACGAAAAAATGTAGAGGGGATTATGGCTACAAGAATCCGATGCTCGCTATCTCTATAGGACACTATCTCTGTGGACATCTCAAATAATCAATTTTTGTGTAACGATATCCTTATAGTAGGTTACGAGGTCGATGAAGCAGGAAACCCACCGAGCTTTAGCTCGTGGGTAGTTCACATTGCCAAAAGTATATTGAAAAAAGTTTTTGCATATGCTATAATGCCAATAGGCAAAAAAGATGCAAAAGTTCCATGTGAACAAAGAACGAATCCCCGAACCGTGTTGCACCACAGTTCGGGGATTCTTCTTTTCTTTTATAGTGGCAAAGCACCCACTAGGTTATTTGTTGCTCCTGTCGTCTCCGTCTAACCATTTGATGATGCAGTGGCAAGTTACACCAGCCGCGACAGCGATTAAAAAAGATGCAAAGAACTCCATGTGAACACCTCCTCCCTGTTGCCGGGTATCGGTGAGCAACAGGGAAATTATAACATATTATTTGGTGACTTGCTATCTTTTTCCAAAATCGCTTGTAACGGGGATTGCAATTGACATAACCCGACACCCGCTATTTCAGTGGACATTGCCACAAAGCGATTCTCGTGCAGTTAATACTCATAATTTTTGTTTACACAAATAGGAAAAGTTTAGCCTGAGTTTACACGCTCAGGCATTTTTATTTTTCAAGAAACTGCCGAGGCACGAATTCAAGAAAAAACGAGGAGGAGTTAATGTGATTTACTTAGATAATGCAGCAACCACTAAAATCTATCCAGAAGTCCTGGAAGCAATGATGCCGTATTTAACAGAGGAATATGGCAACGCCGGGACAATCTATGGGCTTGGCAGGAATGCGGCGGACGCTGTAATGAACGCCCGACAGCAGGTGGCTGATTTCATCGGTGCGATGCCAGAGCAAATTATTTTCACATCCGGCGGCAGCGAAGCAAACAATACGGCTTTAAAGGGCGCTGCCCCTTATTTGAAAGCAATAGGGAAGAAGCATGTCGTAGTGTCTGCTGTGGAACACGACTCCGTGTTAAAAGCGGCAAAGTCGTTGGAAAAAGCGGAGGGAGATTTTTGCATACATACTTTAGGAGTTAATGGGAATTGTGTAGTCAAAACACAGGAACTCCAGAAGATAATTGACAACAAGGAGGTTGGATTTGTATCGGTAATGTATGTGAATAACGAGACTGGTGCTGTGAACCCTGTGCGGGAGATAGGGAAGATGTGCGGGGAGCGGGGAATCTTGTTCCACACGGACTGCGTACAAGCCGCCGGATGCCAGGAGATAAATGTAGATGATATCCAATGTGACTTTCTGTCGCTGTCATCCCATAAGATACATGGGGCAAAAGGAGCAGGGGCTTTGTATGTGAGGGATAATAGCGTGCTTACTCCTTTGATTTGCGGAGGGGGAGAGCAGGAATATGGATTACGTGGCGGCACTGAAAACGTGGCCGGGATTGTAGGGTTTGGGAAAGCCTGCGAACTCCAGAAGAAATACGCTAAAGAAAACCTGGAAGCGATATCCAGTCTGAGAAGCCTGTTTTACAGTCAATTGACAAAGGAACTTCGTAAATCTGGGATGGATAATATGATGTCTGTTAATGGCGCATATCCAGGGGGAAGCGCGAAAGTGCTTAATCTGTGCTTTGAAGGCATAGATGGGGAAACGTTGCTGCTTATGCTTGATGCAAGCGGTGTCTGCGTTTCGGCCGGGTCTGCGTGCAGAAGCCATGAGTCTGAGCCGAGCCATGTGCTTTTGGCAATGGGAGTCACGCCGGAAAAGGCGAGGAGTTCGGTCAGGGTGTCATTTTCAGCAATGAATACAGTAGAGGAGGTGATACAAAGTGCGGAAATAATCGCTAGATGTGTAAGTGCTTTGTGTAGATAAATATGGTGAGTTAGCGCAGGCTCTAAAATCACATTGGATTTTGAATTTTTAAGAATCGGAAACACAATAAGCGGCAGGGATAACCGGATTACCGTATTCCTCCTATGCGGGCTGAAAATGTGGTATTTCCCGGTTGTTAAGAACTTTCCAACATAGATTAAGAAAACTTGTACGGGCTGCCCGGAGCGGTATAGGTTCGTTTACATTCCAGCAGTTCGTGTCGGATTCTGAAATATTCATGCATTTCAGTGTAAAAATTAAAAGAAAAATCATTGATATTTACATGAATATATGCTATGTTATAGTCATCATTTTCACGGAGGGCGGATTGATGTATAGAAAAATTATGGGATTCTTGGAAGCGTGGAAAGAAAGCGAGCGCCGCAAGCCCCTTATTTTGCAGGGAGCGAGGCAGGTTGGCAAGACCTATTCCATTCTGGAGTTTGGGCGCACCCATTATGAAAATGTGGCGTATTTCAACTTTGAAACCAATCCCAAGCTGAATGAAACCTTTGAGGAAAACATCAGCCCGGATTATTTGATACCGATTTTATCCCATATCGCAGGACAGACGATTGTCAGGGGAAAGACGCTGATTGTCTTTGATGAGGTACAGCTTTGTGAAAGGGCGTTGACTTCGTTGAAATATTTTTGTGAGGATGCTCCCGAGTATCACATTATCGTGGCGGGCAGTCTGCTCGGCGTGGCGGTGAATAGGGCAAGATTCTCTTTCCCTGTCGGAAAGGTGGATATGAAAACCCTGTACCCGATGGACATGGAGGAATTCATGCTTGCAATGGGCGAGGACGCCCTTGTGGAGCAGATTAAAAAGTGCTTTGCTGCCGACACGCCGCTGCCCTCAGCGCTCCATGATGCGGCGATGCAGCTTTACCGCCAGTACCTCATTGTGGGCGGTATGCCAGAGTGTGTAACACAGTTTGCCGAAACAAAGGACTATATCCTCGTCCGCCACACGCAGGACACTATCCTTGCAAGCTACCTCAACGATATGAGCAAGTATAATAATTTGAATGAAATCAAAAAGACAAGGTTTACCTACGATAACATTACCGTGCAGCTTTCAAAGAAAAACACCCGTTTTCAGTATAAGCTGATTAAAAAAGGCGGGCGGGCTTCGGAGTTTGAAAATGCCATTGAATGGCTCTGCCTGTCGGGTATCGTGTCACAGGTCTACAAGGTGGAGCAGATTAAAAAGCCCCTTGAAAATTATCGCGACATTGATGCGTTCAAGATTTATGTATCAGACTTGGGGCTGCTTTGTGCCAAGAAAGACTTAGCTGCAAACGACATCCTCTATATGGTGGAGGAGCTGAACGACTTTAAAGGGGGCATGGCGGAAAACTATGTGAATGTGCAGCTTACCATAGGAGGATATAACACCTACTATTGGCAGTCCGAGCGTGGAGCTGAAATTGATTTTGTCATTCAGCGTGAGGGCAAACTTATCCCGATTGAGGTCAAATCCGCTGACAACACCAGAGCCAAAAGCTTAAAGGTCTATATGGAATCCTACAAACCTGATTATGCCATCAAGCTCTCTGCAAAAAATTTTGGCTTTGAGGACGGGAAAAAGACAGTTCCTCTTTATGCCGCGTTTTGTATCTGACCCAGGAACTGGGAATGTAACGCTCGCTTGGTATAGCGGGCGTTATTTATTTTTATTCGGACATGCAGTACCTCTGCTTTAGCCGTGGGGAGCATCAAAGGGAATGGCAGTTTGCAGGAAAGGCAAGGCTGGAATCCGTAAATATGACGAAGGGATGGTGATATAATTACAAATTACATAGTATTATTGCACGAAATGATGTATAATTACGCTAGAAAGGAGCGGTGAATATGAGTTTAGAAAACAAAGTATTAAACACAGATTTTATGTCAACAGAAGAGGCGGAGGTTTTTGCACGCACTGTAGATGAACAGGTGCAGAAAGCTCCAGATGCAGTTCCAGAGCGTGTCCGTGAGGTTTTGTACGCATACAACTTACTCCGGGCACTGGCGGGCGGCAAAGAAGCAAAGGTGTCCTATGAGCTTTTCAGCCCGTCTAGCAGCCTGGGCGTAGTAAGCGTAGTAGGCAGCAGGCTTTCGTTCGGGAAGCCAGAGCTGTTTATGAGGGCGGTGAACTTAGCAACAAACTTCGAGGTATACCCGAAGACGGATGGAACGGTACAGATGAACTTTACGTTCCACGGCCTGAAAAATAAGGAACAGGGAGGTGAGCAGTAATGAAGGTTAAGACGTTTGATGTGGCATCATCTGTAATTGAGGAAGCGAACAAAAGATTTTCTGCTCTGTGGCAGCCAGACGGAGAAAAGTATAAAATCTTCGAGGAATATTGCGGTGCGATAGACGGGCTTATCGAGGAGTTCGGTGGGGAGTCCGTGGAGGTCGAAGTGGATGAAACCAATATGGGAATCCGTATCCAGATAGAGGTTTCGGATATGACAATTGAATCTCCGCAGCACAAGTATTTTGCGCTCGCACAGCGTGCGGTTTCGTTCGGCTTTGCTGCAACTGAAAGCGGTGCGATGGCGGCGGAGTTTGTGTTCCCAAGCATTTGGGAAAGAAAAGCATAGCAGGGGTACTGTGTGAATAGGCAGAGGCGCGCACTTTTGCATAATGCTGCAGGTCTTCTGCGGGAAGTTTCCGGCATGTTATCAAAGGCACTTGACGATGAGCAAGATTGTCTGGATAATATGCCGGAAAATCTTTTATATAGCGAAAAGTGTGAGAAAATGGAAGATGCGATAAATAAATTAGAGGAAGCGGTTGAGCAGGTTGATTTTGCAAAGGAGTGCATTGAGGCTGCTACGGCGTAGGAGGGAATATGTGGAACTTTTTCTTTTTGTTTTTGATAGGGGTATATCTTCTTATTAAGTATACGGAAGATAAAGCGGATGACAATGCTAATAAGGCACGGGAGAAGCTGATAGCGGAAACTGAGCTTAAAATAAGAGCAACATATGGGATGGAAACGAAATTAGAAGAAGCGTTGGTGAAGGAAGATACGAGATGGAAAACGTTGGACTATATCAGTGATGAATTGCGCGAGGTTTACGGCGATGAGTGGAAGAGCAGGTTCCGGGAAGATGCGGTTGTAGAGTCCATTAGTGTAGATATACTTTGTATTTCCAGACCATACGGAGTTGCGTTCAACATATTGTTGGCGAAACATGGGAAAATACCGAACTTAACATTTCAATATGACCTGGGTGGGGTTCGTGAGGTAGAATTTGCGGTTAAAGGGTGCCAGATTGTAGAAAGATGTATGCAGGAAATGTATCCCGATATGAAAATGGTATACAGGCCGGGGAGCAAGATAAATGGGAAATTAAAGGAATATTACCCAGAAGTACATAGGGGGAAGATATATTGGGAGTATAACGCTCCGCGTTACGCCCGGGGGTTTGAGCCACCGATTACCCGCCTATGGTAATCAATAAAAATACTATTGACATCATACATACTTTTGTGATAATATAAAAAAAGCAAACAAATGTTCCTTAAATTGACAAGGCAGTTTGGGGAATAAGAAGAAAGTGTAGCCGGGGTGCCGCCCAGCTACACAAGAAAAGGTTGCAACTGAGTGACAGCTCAATTGCAATAACTGCTTTATAGCCGGGTATCATTCCCGGCAACATCCAAAATGGAATCAACAGCCGAGTTGCCGCTCGGCTAAAGACAAAACATACGTAACGACCAAGCAACAAGCCGCTACAATGTAAATAAGTGATAGAAGTAAAACACTTATTCATATTGTAGTATGCCACAACATAAACAAAAAGTCAATGGAGGGATACTACCAATGAACCAGAAAAAGACGAGGTTAAAGCTGTCTCTGAAAGAATTTAAGGAATATTGTGCGGGAAAAGAGTTTTACAGGTATGTCTTTGAGATACGAAACCAGAAATGGTTTGCTCCGAGCTGCACAATTAGGACAACTGCAACGTATTACCACATGAGAATTAGCTTTAACCCAAACAGGATATGTATATACAATGACAACTCTGAGAAGAATACGAAGTATAGGCAAAACTGGCTTGAATTTGACAGTATAAAGCATATTTTTATAGAAAAGACAGTATTAGGTGACCTTTTCACTGTTGTATGCGAGAGCAGAGACGAGACTGGTGATGATACATATACCATCATTGCTCAGGAGAAAATCGACGTTAGATAGCCTAAAAGCGGATTTTAGAATTATCTTGACAAGTGGATGGAAGTGTGTTATTTTGTAGGAAAGAACATACAGGAACTGAGCTTTTGGAGCGTCTATCTGCTGGCATTGCCAGCGGTTTCTTGTATAAAGCCAGAGTTGCTTATGTCTAAAACGGAAAGGGCAATATTAAGATATAACAGCCCATTACGCGGAGGGGAGGCCTTATATGTACAATGCGGAATTGAAAAAGAATTTTATCCGGGAACAGATTACAAGCATATCTACAGCTCTTGTATGTGAGACGATTTTTAATGCTATAGCGCCGGTAGAGGAAGAATGGGGTGCGGATTTATGCACGAAGAGTAAGGAAGAGTTACAGCCCGTCATTGATAGGATTGTGGGACTGAGAGTTCGGAGCAAATGGATGCGCTTAATTATCCTAAAGGACTATGTGAGATGGTGCATTGGAAGGAACGTGCCAGGGGCATGTGACGGGATGCTGAATATCACGGATGTTGGGTTGGAAAAAGTAAGGGAGCAGACAGTATCAAGTCCTAAACATCTTCAGAATTATTTGGATGCGATATGTGAGCCGGAAGGAAAAGGTGGAACAGATAATATATACAGATGTTTCTACTGGCTGGCATATGCAGGGGTTGAAGAAAAGGATATACTGGACATTAAGTGTTCGGATGTTGATTTCCGGAATATGGTTGTGAACTATCCTCAGAAGAATACAGTAGTCCAAATGTATCCAGAGTCGTTACAGGCATTCCATAACTGTGTGGAGCTTGAGCAGTTTTTGTTTAATCATCCTAATTATACAAAGACAGTATGGAAGGACAGGGTGGCAGGAGATACGTTGGTGAGGGGCGTCAGGGCGCTGCCAACAGTAAGCTCTATCAGGACAGAACTTTCAAGGAGGTCTAGGGGGAAAAGCGACAAGACGCCGTTAAAGCTAAGCTACTTCAGAGTATGGATGTCCGGATTGTTTTACCGGGCGTATGAGGAAGAGCTATGCGGGAGAACTCCGGACTTTAACCCGATTGTCATTCAACAGATGGAAGGAAAGACATACGAGCTGGGGCAAGGGAGAAGAACCTTAGGCGCAAAACAGCGACAGCTTGTGAAGGACTACGAAGAAGACTACCAGAGATGGAAGCTTGCGTGGATTTACAAAGGGTAAAAAAGAGCCTGCTATATGGCGGGCTTTCAATTACACAAATCAAGATAAAAAAATAATTCGCAAAGAGAGGGTTTTGATAGCTGCACCCTAGATTTAGGGTGCAGGTGAAAAGAGAAACACCGGGAAAGTTTCTATAATAAAGCCAAGATTTGGCTGATTTGGTTTCCACAACTTTCGCCAATAAAAGAAAATCGTTTAGCTAAAAAAACAGATAACTAATATGCAAATAGGAGGATTTAGAGAAATGGGTAATTTAGTAGTGACAGAGTATAAGAATATTCGGGTATTGACGACGAAACAGATTGCAGAAGCATATGAAACTGAGACGCAGGTCGTTATAAACAATTTTAATCGCAATAAGGATAGGTACGAAGAAGGAGAGCACTTTATTTGTTTGACTGGGAAGGAATTAAGGGAATTCAGGGCAAAAAATCAAAATGATGTTTTGCCAAATGCCAATAAGTTCTACCTTTGGACAGAGAAAGGCGCATTCCTTCATGCCAAGTCCCTGAATACCGATAAAGCTTGGGAAGTATATGGCCACTTGGTGGATACATATTTTCGGATAAGGAGGCCGCTCACCCAGTTGGAAATTATTCAGCAGTCGGTGGAAGTTCTGAACCGTCACGATGCAGAAATCAAGCAGATGGACACACGCATCAACAGATTAGAATTTGACATCCCTCTGTATGGTTCCGAAGCGGATGAGCTTTCAAATCACGTAAAAAGGAAAGGGGTCGCGGTTCTTGGCGGGAAGCAGTCAGAAGCCTACAAAGACACGAATATCCGCTCAAAGGTTTACCGCGATATTTACGACCAGATTAGACGTGAGTTTGGGTTATACGCAGAGGATGGGAGGCCGAAATCTTACAAGGCTCTGAAAAGAAGATACATTTGTGCGGCGCATGAGGCTGTGAATGCGTACGAGGTTCCATTGTATCTGGAAGAGATGATTAAAGATGCTAATACCCATATGAGGTTAAGTAAAGTAAGCTGATGGCTTAGACATTGTAGTTGCCCCATCGTGGGCAACTGCCAATAACATGGATGCATTGGTGCGTATCAGGGTTTCTGATAATGCCGGTTCGATTCCGGCTATCCATGCTCGGACGCAAGTCCAAAAATAGGAAAGAAAGGAGGGACTCTAATGACTGATGAGAAAAGAACAGCGAATCATGACAGATTCGTTTTGCTGCTTACGACAGTCCAGCGTGATGGTATAGATGAGCTGGTGAAATGGCTGGAAGATACGGATTTCTTCGAAGCACCTGCGTCAAGGGCATATCATGGGAATTACCGGGGTGGATTGTGTGAGCATTCACTGAATGTGTATGACGAATTTGTTCGGCTTTTGGCAGCATATCCAGAAGTAAAATCACAAGATGAAAGTGTAATCATCGCCGCATTGCTCCATGATTTGTGCAAAGTCAATTATTATATTGTCGAGAAACGGAACAGGAAAAATGAGCAGGGGCAATGGGAGAGCTATGATGCATATAAAGTAAGCGAAAAATTCTGTTTTGGCGGGCATGGAAGCAAATCGGTATTTTTAGCGCAACATTTCATCAGGCTAACACCAGAAGAAGCTGTGGCAATTAATTGCCATATGAGCTGTTGGGATGGCAATAAGGATGTAGGAAACGTATATGAGCAGTTGCCGTTTGCATGGTTGCTGCATGTAGCAGACGAAAGTGCGACGTATATAAAAGAAGGGAAGAAATCTGATGGAAAAGAATGAAGTGAAAATTTTTAGCAATGAAGAATTTGGAGATGTTAGAACAGTGAACATTGATGGTGAGCCGTGGTTTGTGGGGAGAGATGTGGCAACGGCGTTAGGATACCAGAATGGAAGTAGAGATATTAATCGACATGTTGTCGAGGAAGACAGGCAAAACTACCAAAACGGTACTTTTGAATCTCCAAGAGGGATGACGGTTATTAACGAGTCTGGAATGTATGCTTTGATTTTTGGAAGCAGGCTTGAATCAGCTAGGAGGTTCAAACATTGGGTGACAAACGAAGTCTTACCGTCAGTTCGTAAGTACGGAGGATATATAGACGGGCAGGAAAAAATGTCGGATGAAGAGCTTGTGGCTAAAGCACTGATGATTGCCCAGAAGCAGATTGAAGAGAAAGATTCTCTTATTCAGGAGAAAGAGAAACAGTTGGTAGAACAGAAGCCGCTTGTAGATTTTGCTTTGCAGGTATCGCAGGGGTCAGACACGATTGATATGGAAGAAATGGCTAAGGTTCTGAATGACGAGAATATCAGGATTGGAAGAAACAGGCTCATTAGATGGCTGAAGCAGAGCGGGATTCTCAAAGAAAACAGGATGCCGTACCAGGAATACATTAACCGTGGGTATTTTGATGTAGCCGAGGTTAAAAAAGATACGGCGTATGGTACAAGGGTGTTCCCTAAGACAGTCATTACCGGGAAAGGGCAGGTATGGATTATGGGGAAACTCCGGGAGAAATACCGTGCGGCGTAAAGAAAGGATAAGATTATGGAAGAAAAGTTGAATTTAGTACAGAAGCTTGCAAAAATCCGTGCGATATCGGATGTGGTATCTAAGGAAAAACGTGGGTATAACTATACCTATGCGGATATTACATCAATTTTGGCGAAGATAACAGCGGGGATGAAGAAATATGGGGTTTCCCTAATTCCACAGATTGTCCCAGGGACTGCAAAGGTATGCCAGAATGTGACCGTTAATACGAAGTTTGATAAGACAGGGAAGGCTTATGACAGCACCACGACAGAAATGCTGGCTACGGCGGATATGGTATTTCGGTGGGTTAATGACGATAACCCGGAAGAGTTCATCGACGTGCCGTGGTTTGTCACTGGCGCACAGGGAGACCCTTCACAGGCATTCGGTTCAGGGCTTACATATTGTACAAGGTATTTCCTGACATCGTATTTCCAGATTGCCCAGGCTGATTCGGATGTAGATGCATACAGGAGCAAGCAGAAAGTTGCGGCAGAATCGGAAGACAGGGCGATTGCAGAAGAGATTACTGCGGAATTTGACGGCATTATCAAACAGTTCCTGGCGGACAATCAGGACAAGGCTGACGAGGTAAAGAAGTTTGTCAGCAAGTATGCAAAAAATGCAAATTACCTTGCAATCAAGGAGCCGGCATTGGCAGCTAAGCTTCTGGAAGATTTCAATACTAAATATATAAAAGGAGAGTAAGATTATGGGATTCAGGACAGGGAGCTATGCAACAGTTTGGAGTGTAGAAGCAGCATCGGATATGAGAACCAAGGCGCGTATTTCTATTAGTAAGCGTAACAAGCAGTCAGGCGAATATGAGACGGATTTTTCAGGGTTTGTTGACTTTATCGGGACAGCAGTTGCCAGGAAAGCCTCGATGCTGAAAGAGAAGGATAAAATCCGACTTGGGGATGTGGATGTGTCCACCAAGTATGTCAAAGAAAAAAACGTTACCTATACGAATTTTAAGGTATTCAGCTTCGAAACGAAGGCGGAGATTGATGCCGGGGGTTCTGGTTCATCTAACGGGTTTTTTCAGGAGCCAAGCAGTCCTGTTGACAGTGGGGAGGTTGAAGATTCCCTCCTGCCTTTCTAAGATAGCATAGCTTGAGGTTAAAGGATGGGAGAATCTATATACCGTGAGCTAATTAAGGACATGACCTGGAGTTATAGCAGGCTTGAAGCGTTTGATAGCTGTCCTTACCGATGGTATTTGCAGTATATCCACTATCCAAAACTTATGAAAGAGGATAAGTTCTATGCAGTATACGGCCTGTTCATGCATGAGCTGCTTGAAAGCTACTATACCGCAAAAATGGCAAAGGATGAGGTCATGTTGGCATTCCTGACGCAGTTTCCAGAGAGGACGCAGGGAGCCGGGAGGCCAAACCCAGGTACTGTCAGGAAATATTTCCAGAGCGGCAAGGAGTATATAAGGAATTTAAAGCCGCTGCGCTTTGATATGGTGTCCGTCGAAGAAAAGATTGATTTCCACATCGGCGGGATGTTATTTACTGGGCGTATAGATTACTTGGGGACAGAGGATGGGGAGTATGTGATTGTGGATAACAAGTCGAGGGATTTGAAGCCGCGGAGCGGAAGGGCAAAGCCTACGCTCAAGGATAAAGAACTGGATATCATGTTGCGGCAGCTTTACATTTATGCGGAAGCGGTACGGCAAAAATATGGGAAATTGCCAAAGCTGTTATGCTTTAACTGCTTCAAGACAGGGATGCTCATCGAAGAACCATTTAGGGAGGATGCTTACCACGAAGCCCTGTTGTGGGCAGAGGGGAAAATCCGAGAGATATTAGATGTGGATGAATTTCCGCCTAATATAGAATTTTTTGGATGCAGGTATATTTGCAGTTACAGTAGCCATTGCTGCTATTGGAAGGGTGGTGGTGCGTATGACCAGTGTGGATGATATTAACAGCTTGGAGAGCGAGGCGGGCATTATCGCATCGCTGATACACAAGCCGGAATTTATATTTTATTCGGAGCATTTACTGCCGAACCATTTCACGAATAAAGAGAACCGCTGTGTGTATACGGCAATAGGCGACCTTGTGAGGCGCGGGATTATGACAATTGACTCGTACAATATTATAGAGAGCCTAAATGCGTCAGAAGCGACAAGGAAGTATGCAGATGAGCTGACGATTGAAAAATTAAACGAGTTTATGGAAATGAGCGATATTCTGGCGAGGAATTCTGTTGAAGAGTATAAGATGCTTGTAGATAATGTGATGGATGCGGCCTTCCGGCGGGATACATTCCAGAGGCTCAAGGAATGCCAGGCACTATGCTATAACAGGAGCGAAGCAGACATAGAGCAGAAGATTTACTCCATCATTGATGATGTAATGACAGAGTTTTCTACAGCGAATGATGTCCCGGCGTATAGTGAAGTCATTGATGGGTGCTGGGAAGAAATTAAATCCAGGCAGGGATGCGGTTATTCCGGCATACAGTTTAAGTTCAGTGCTTTAAATGAATATGCCACCATAGAACCGGGTGAATTATTCATATTTGCGGCAGAAGCGAAGCAGGGAAAGTCCATGATGCTTTTGAATTGCGCAGTTGATTTGCTGAAGAAAGACCTTGCGGTTTTATATCTGGACAGTGAGCTGAACACAAGGCTGTTTACGGCCAGGATACTGGCGCATCTGTCAGGGGTAGAGTATAAGCGGCTGACTGCAGGAAATTACAATGACGAAGAAGCGGAAAAGATTTCGCAGGCAATGGCTTGGCTGAAGACCCGGAAGTTCACGCATATCTACATACCGATGTTTGACCAGCAGACGATTTACACGGCAGTCAAAAAGGTGAAGCATACGATGGGGCTTGACGTACTGATTGTGGATTATTTTAAAGGTTCCGGGGATGGGGATGCATTTGATTCTTACCAGGAGCTGGGGCGTTTTGTAGATATGGTGAAGAACAAAATATGCGGCGATATGGGAATTTGCGGTGTGGGCGCAGCGCAGGCTACGAATACAGGGAAGGTTGCAGATTCAGCTAAGATAGGAAGAAATGCAAGCACAATCGCTATCATTCAAGACAAAACCCCGGAAGAAGTAGCAAATGACGGCGCTGAATGCGGCAATAAAAAGCTGAGGGTCATCCTGAACCGGAATGGTATGCAGCACGCAGCGGGGGAGTACATAGACCTGCAGTTTAACGGGAACCTGATATCATACGAACAGGCAAAGCAACATATTCCTAATGTTCCATATTAGCCAGTCAAGATAATTAAATAATTAGCAAAAAGGGGGAAGCGGCGGTGGAACTTGAAGAGTTAATAAATTGCATAGATATTGTTGAATATATATCCCAATTTGTGGAGCTTGAAGAGAAAAACGGTGAGCATTGGGGGTTAAGCCCTTTCTCATCAGAAAAAACGCCGTCGTTCTCTGTGCGGGGGGAAACGAAGAGTTTCTATTGTTTCTCCAGCGGCATTGGCGGGAATGTGTTTACGTTCGTGAAGTTCTACAACAAATGCAGTGCGAAAAAGGCTGTAGACATCCTGAAAGAGTATGCGGGATATGACGGGGAGATACGTCCAAGCCAGAAAATGGCGGCGACGGCGGCTTGTAGGAAGTATTTGCATAAAAAGTCAGGAAGAAAAGCATCCAAAGCAAAAGCATTTCCGGATAATTATATGGAGAGATACGAAAAACGCAGAGAGAAGCTTGCGGTTTGGGAATCTGAGGGGATTTCAAAGGAAGCCCTCGATAGGTTCCAAGTGTACTACGATGGGTTTTCGAACCGCTTGGTATATCCTATCTATAATATGGAAGGGCAGATGGTAAACATCGGCGGCAGGACGCTCGACCCGGGATGGAAAGAAAAAGACCTGCGCAAATACACGTACTTTTCTTCATGGGGGGAAATGGATGTAATATACGGACTGTTCGAGAATATGGAAGAAATACTGGCAAAACATGAAGTTATCCTGTTCGAAGGATGCAAATCAGTATTGCTGGCGTACTCATGGGGAATCCGAAATACCGGGGCATTGTTGACATCGCACTTAAATCCAGCACAGATGAAGGTGCTTGCGAGGCTTGGCGTGAGGGTGGTATTTGCGCTTGATAAGGACGTTCAGATAAGAAAAGACCATAATATCAGACGGCTGAAGCAATACGTCAATGTTGAGTATCTTTGGGATAAGGATAATCTGTTGTATGAAAAAGATGCGCCAGTTGATAAAGGGTTGAATGTATTTGAGACACTTTACAGGCAGAGGCTGAGATATAGATAAGATTTAGCGTTTTGCAAAGGTGTTGCAAATTTGCAATACCTTGTGTGGAAGTTTTACGGATTTACGCCCAATCAAATCAGGGGATAAAAATAGCGGGAGGTGATGCGGTGGATTCAAATAGCAGGTGGTATGAAATGTATCATTGCCATACAGAATTGAGCCTGCTTGATAGCTGTACAAAGTACCAGGATTATATTGAGTTAGCAGTAGCAAATGGCCAGAAGACGTTATCCATATCTGAGCATGGGAAGCCGTTGGACTGGACGGAAAAGTGGGGGGCATGTAAGGCGGCGGGGTTAAGGTACATCCATTCGGTAGAGATTTATTTAACGGAATCGCTGGAACCAAAAGTACGTGACAACTACCATACGGTGCTGATGGCAAGGAATATGGAAGGTGTAATGGAACTGAATAAGCTGGTCAGCCTGTCGTGTAATAAGGAGCATTCTTATTATACCAATAGGATTACGTTTGATGAATTTCTGGGCATTTCAGATAACATCATATCGACAAGTGCCTGTCTTGCATCACCGCTGAATAAGCTGCCGGAAGACCATCCAAGATATATGGAATTGGCAAGAAAGTATGATTTTTTCGAAATACAACCACATAACCATCCAGACCAGGTTGCGTTTAACAGGCGGCTTCTGAAACTTTCACGAGATATTGGGACGCCATTAATAGCTGGCACAGACACGCATAGCTCATCAAAGTATAAGGCAGAATGCCGCTCGGTGCTGATATCTGCAAAAGGTAAGTCGTATGGGGATGAGGATGCCTTTGACTTGAGCTATAAAACGTATGATGAGCTTGTGGAGATGTTTAGGGCACAGAACGCTTTGCCAGAAGATGAATACATGCAGGCGATTTCCAATACGCGTCTTTTATATGATATGACGGAAGATATCGAACTTGATACTTCTATCAAATATCCGATTCTGTATGGAACAAGGAAGGCGGATTCAAAGATATTTACAGAAACGGCGCATCGGAAACTGGACGAAAAGCTTGAGGCCGGAATTATTCCGAGAAGTCAGGAGGCAGCGTTCAGGACGGCAATAGAAGAAGAGATGCGTGTATTCAGGAAACTGGAGATGGATGGTTTCATGCTTTCCATGTCTGAACTGATTTCGTGGTGCAAGGAGCAGGGAATGGCAATCGGGACGGCCAGAGGCTCGGTTGGCGGCTCAAGGGTAGCATATGTAATGGATATTATCGACCTAAACCCTGAAACATGGAACACGGTATTCTCGCGGTTTTGTAATGAAGACCGTATAGAGATTGGGGATATTGATATTGATTGCGTTGAGTCTGACCGGCCTGCGATTTTTGAACATATCGTCAAGCGGTTTGGACGGGATAGGACAGCCCGCGTAGCATCGTTTGGGACGCTGCAGGATAAAGGTGTTATTGATGAAGTGGGGCGGTATCTGGCAAAGAAATGGAACGCAGAGCACTATAATGGCGAAAAAGTATGGGATACCCATGAAGGGAGATACTTTGATAAAGAAGTCCCAAATAACCCCTGGTCGTTAAAGGATATCGCCAGGATTAAAGATGAGTATGCAGCTGACCCTGACAAGACAAAACAGAAGTACCCGGAACTTTTCTATTACTTTGACGGGCTTCTAGGGACAAAGATTTCTCAATCCGTACATCCAGCAGGCATGGTAATCAGCCCTATTACACTAAATGATAACTTCGGGGTATTTGAGAAGGACGGTGAGATTTGCCTGATGCTGGATATGGAAAATGTCCATGATTATACTGGGCTTGCGAAGTATGACTTCCTTATATTAAAGACAGTACAGGTAATCCGGGACACATGCCGTTATCTGGGCAAGCCATATCCAAAGACACATGAGGTAGACTGGTGCGACAAAAGGGTGTGGGAAAGCATGGTTCGGAACCCATCTGGCATATTTCAGTTTGAAGGGGTTTTTGCGTTTGAGTGTTTAAAGCGGTTTGCGCCGAAGAGCATATTTGATATGTCCATTGTTACAGCGTGTATCAGGCCTTCCGGGACATCGTATAGGGATGCGTTATTGGCAAGACAGCCGCATAAGAATCCATCTGCGATAATCGACGAGCTGCTGAAGGATAACCTTGGTTATCTGATTTACCAGGAGGACACGATTAAATTCCTACAGGAAATTTGTGGTCTGTCTGGAAGCGAGGCTGATAATATCCGGCGGGCAATTGGAAGAAAGCAGAAAGATAGGTTAGATGCGGCAATGCCGTCTATCCTTGAAGGGTATTGTAATAAGTCGCCTCAGCCGCGGGAGATTGCAGAAAGCGAAGCAAAAGAATTTTTACAAATTATTGAAGATAGTGCAAGCTATCAGTTTGGCTATAATCATAGCATTGCTTACTGCCTGTTGGGTTATCTTTGTGCATATTACCGATACTATTTTCCGCTGGAGTTTATTACAGCATTCCTAAACAATGCCGCAAATGATGATGATATCAAGAGCGGAACATCATACGCTAATAAAATTGGCATCCAGGTCACAATGCCTAAGTGGGGAGTGTCGAAAGGGGAATATTTCTTTGATAAGGACAGGAATATCATAGCAAAAGGGATTTCTTCTATTAAATATATGAGTTCAGGGGTGGCAGAAGAGATATTCCGTATAGCACACGAGGGAAAATACACCAGGTTTGTGGATGTGCTTACCGCTATTGACACAAAATCTTCACTAAACACAAGGCAGTTGGATATTCTCATTAAAATTGACTTTTTCTCTGAATTTGGCAACCAAAGGGAGCTGATAAGGATTGCGGACTTGTTCTACGGGATGTTCAAGAAAGGGCAGGCGAAGAAAATCAATAAGGAAAAGGTCGATGGGACGGCTTTAGAGCCAATTGTATCAAAGTATGCTGTCGGTATGACGAAATCTGGAGGTGTAGCGAAAAGTTATACACTGTTGGATGTCGAATCTATACTACGTGAGACAGAGGATGCTATAAAAGCTATGCATATGGAAGATTTAAGCCTTTTGCTCAAGGTACAGAATTTTGAAGAAGTTATGGGATATGCGGGGTATGTTTCTGGCAAAGAGGAGGACAGGCCGAAGCTATATGTACTTGATGTGTATGTGCTTGTACGTAAGAAAGATAAAAAGCAGTTTGGTTTTTCGGTAGTTACAAAATCCATCGGAAGCGGAATAGAGAGCAGATTTACTGTATTGAACAGGGTATATGACAAAGAGCCGGTGAAAAAAGGCGATATCATATATTGTAAAAACTATGAAATAGATGGGCAATATTTCCGCATGACGAGTTACGCAAAGATGTTTCAAACGTGAAATAAAGATAATTAAATAATTCAAAAGGAGAAAGAGATGAAACTTGAGATATTAAAACATCCAACAGAAGAAGATTGGGCATTATGCAAGACATGTACATTAGTTACGGTGTCAAAAACGGGGGTGGCTCCGCCGAGCCATGACTGGAAAGTGAAACTGTTAAAATCCGGCCATTCACCGATTCGTGTCCTGCAGTTCTGCTTTAAGCTGACGGACATCCCATATTGGGTTTCTGTCCATCTTGCACGGCATGTACATGCGACTCCGTTTGTTTCTACCCAGAGGGTGGACAGGCAGGATAAATATGACAGGAACACCGCGCCGCAAAACGCCCCGGTAACGATGTGCTGGTATATGAATGCAGAGGAGCTTATTACAGTCGCGCATAAAAGACTGTGTATGCAGGCTTCAGAAGAAACAAGAGAAATCGTGCAGATGATATGTGACGAGGTGGTTAAAGCGAGTCCTGAATTTGAGGGACTGCTTGTTCCTAACTGTGTATACCGGGGCGGTTTATGTGATGAGTTTAACTGCTGTGGGATGAACCGTGCATATTGTGGCGTCAGCGGAGAGAAATCTGTAGCCCAAAATGAAAAGGGGGTGTAGAAAATGGGGGGACAGACAAACCTCGATGACAGCGGAGAACGTATGTCGTATGGGGAAGGGATGGCAGTCAGGGAACCAAATGCAGGTAAGGGAAGATATGACCTTGTGTCGCCTTTTGCAATGAGGCGTCTGGCGCAGCATTACGAAGAGGGTGCAAAAAAATATGCCGACCGTAACTGGGAAAAGGGTATGCCATTTTCAAGGTATGTAGATTCAGCGAAACGGCATCTCGACAAATATGTAATGGGCATGACAGATGAAGACCACTTGGCTGCTACGGCGTGGAATATCTTTGCGATTATGCACCATCAGGAACTTGGGCAGCTTGAACTGGATGATATGCCGCACTATGAATATGGATGCGGGCACGAATAGGAGGATGAAAATTATGAAAAGAGATAACAGGGGCTATTATGACATTGATATTACATTGGATGAGATTCTTACTTCGGGAGGGATGGTCGAGGAACTGTTTTACTTAAAAGACCTGAAGCAGAGGAAATTGTTCCTGGATACGGACGTTGAACAGATTTCCGCCGGGAATATCGCGAAGCATATTATGCAGTACAATGCAGAGGACAAAGGGAAATCTATAGAAGAGCGCAAACCGATTATCCTTTATGTCGCATCCAATGGCGGAGAAATAGACGCAGGGTTTGAGCTGATTGATGTTATTAGAGGGAGCAAGACCCCGGTGTACACGGTCAATCTCGGATATCAGTATAGCATGGGATTCCTTATCGGGCTTGCAGGGCATAAGCGGTTTGCAGTTCCGAATGCGAAGTTCCTTATGCATGATGGTTCGAACTTCATTTGGGATTCAGGGGCGAAAGCACAGGACAAGATGGAATTCCAGAAGAAAGTAGAAGCCCGCATCCGGCAGTACGTGGTTGAGCGTAGCCATATTACAGAAGAGGAATACGACAGCAAACTTCGTGTGGAGTGGTATCTCTTTGCGGATGAGGCAAAGGAGAAAGGTTTCTGCGATTACATTTTGGGTGTAGACTGCGACATGGATGACATAGTTTAAGGAGGCTTTTATGGGCGAGTATCTTGGCTTTAAAAATATGAAAGTATCCGGGGATGAGGTCAATGACCTCTACCTCCCGGAATCAAACAACACATTTGGCTGTATCCAGAACGAATACATGATAGCCGTGGATGAAAATGAAAACTTAATTGATATGTTCAAATGCGATGGGTATGGGATGAGGAGGATTCCTTACAAAACAATCCAGACGCATTTCATGGGGAAGGTCAAACCCAGGAACCTTCAGCAGCATCTTGCCATCGACATGCTGTATGACGACTATATGACTGTCAAGATTATTGCGGGGAAATTTGGCACAGGCAAGGATTTTCTGATGTGCGCAGCAGCAATTGACCTCATAGAGCAGGAGAGATTTGAGAAAATCGTATATGTGAGGAACAATATTGAGGTGAAAGATTCAAAACCCATCGGATTTCTGCCGGGGTCATATAATGAGAAACTTCTTCCTTTTGCCATGCCGCTTGCTGACCATCTGGGCGGGGTTGACGGGTTAAGCTTCATGATAAGCCAGGGGAAAATTGACATTGTGCATCTCGGATTTATCCGGGGGCGCGATATTAAGAACTCCATTATCATCTGCTCGGAATGTGAGAATATGACGAAAGAACATATCCAGTTGCTGCTTGGTCGTGTTGGGGATGGTTCGGCCTTATGGCTTAATGGTGATTTCAGACAGTGCGATGCGGATGTATTCAGGAAGAACAGCGGGCTTATGGAAGCAGTAGACAGATTGAAGGGACATCCACGTTTCGGATATGTGAAGCTGCTCAAGACAGAACGTAGCGAGACAGCGGAGATGGCTGATTTGTTGGATTAGGGGGTGTTGGATTGACAATTCTTGTAGATATGGACGAGACAATCAGCGGGCTTTTGGATGCATGGACAGGATGCCTTAAAGGCAGGTATGGTATAGGTGTATGCCGGGATGATATTAAAGACTGGGACATGCAGAAAGCTTACCCTGAATTATCGAAAGAGCAGATATATGCCCCGCTGTTAGAAGAATCTTTGTGGGAAAGTGTGGAGCCTCTGCCCGGCGCGGCACATTACATTAAGAAATTAATGGATGAAGGGCACGATATAGTGATTGTGACCGCATCGCATTATGACAGCATCAGGATGAAAATGAGGAACGTGTTGCTGAGGCATTTCCCATTTGTTCCATATGAAAATGTGATAATAACTTCGAGAAAGCAAATGGTCATGGGGGACGTCCTGGTTGACGACTATCCGGGGAATCTTATCGGTGGCAGTTACAGGGGAATTTTGTTTGATGTCCCGCATAACCGCAAGTTCGAGGAAGAGAAATATGGAATTATCAGGGCAAAATCATGGGATGATGTTTACAGTATTTTGAAGAGCATAGAAAAGGAGATACAGGATGATTGTAATTAAAAGAAATGGCCAGGAAGAGCGGTATAAGAAATGTAAAATACAAACTGCAGTTGAGAAGGCGGTAAAAGAAGTGACTGGCGACAGCGGGTATCAAAATATTGCCGTATTAGTGTCCGATAGGCTGGATGCGCGGTACAGGGAAAGGAGCCAGGCACTGTCTGTTGAGGAAATCCAGGATGATGTTGAGATGGAACTTATGGTGGAACAGGCGTATGATATCGCGAAGGCGTACATCCGGTACAGGCACGAACATGAAATGATGAGGAACAGCAGTACGATAGACGGGAAGATTCTGACATTGGTTGATGGTGTGAATGAGGTTGCCATTCAGGAGAATTCCAACAAAAATCCAGCCATCCAGTCGACACAGAGGGACTATATCGCTGGGGAGGTAAGCCGTGATATGACAGCCCGCCTTTTGCTCCCAAAGGATATCCGCCATGCGGATGATGAGGGAATCATCCACTTCCACGACTCAGATTACTTTGTGCAGCGCATGTTTAACTGCTGCCTGATTAATCTTGAGGATATGCTCCAGAATGGGACAGTCATCTCAGATACGATGATTGAAAAGCCCCACAGTTTCAGCACCGCCTGCAATGTGGCTACGCAGATTGTGGCACAGGTGGCATCGAACCAGTATGGCGGGCAGTCCATCAGCCTTGCGCACTTAGCGCCGTTTGTTGATATAAGCCGCCAGAAAATTAAGCAACAGGTAATGGAAGAATACATTGCGTTCACTGGGTGCGAACCTCAGGGTGAGGCTGAACTATCGGAATACATGAATATAGTTGATGCAAGGCTGCGGGAGGAAATACGCAAAGGGGTACAGACTATACAGTACCAGGTTGTCACGCTGATGACCACAAATGGGCAGGCACCATTCATTACGGTATTTATGTATCTTAATGAAGTCCGGGATGAGCAGACGAAAAATGACCTCGCTATGATTATTGAGGAAGTGGTAAGACAGCGGTATGAGGGCGTAAAGAATGAGAAGGGTGTATGGATTACCCCGGCATTTCCGAAGCTGATTTATGTTTTGGAAGAAGATAATATTACGCCGGACAGCAAGTATTGGTATCTGACCCAGTTGTGTGCAAAGTGTTCTGCAAAGAGGCTAGTGCCGGATTACATTTCAGAGAAAATCATGCTCCAGAATAAAGTTGACAAGAATGGTGAGGGGCATTGTTATACCTGTATGGGATGCAGGTCATTCCTGACCCCGTATGTAGATGAAAATGGGAAACCTAAATATTATGGCCGCTTTAATCAGGGCGTTGTAACAATCAACCTTCCGGATGTAGCGCTGTCTGCCATACAGAGGATGGCTACAGACGGGGGTGCATATGTGGACGATGAACAGTGGGCGGATGCGAGGGAAGAAATTTTCTGGAGGATTTTTGAGGAAAGGCTGGAGCTGTGCCACAGGGCATTGCGCCTTAGGCATGAAAGGCTGCTTGGGACGTTATCAGATGCATCGCCAATCCATTGGCAGAATGGTGCGTTGGCAAGGCTGAAAAAGGGAGAGACGATTGACAGGCTGCTCTACGGCGGATATTCTACCATTTCTCTTGGATATGCCGGACTGTACGAATGCGTAAAGGCTATGACCGGGAAGAGTCACACGGACGAAGAGGCAAAACCGTTTGCGTTGCGTGTTATGCAGTATATGAATGATAAATGCCGGGAATGGAAAGCGGCAGAGAATATCGACTATTCTCTGTATGGGACTCCGCTGGAGTCCACAACATATAAGTTTGCAAAGAGCCTGCAGAAACGTTTTGGGGTAATTGAGGGTATTACGGATAAAGGATATATCACGAATTCTTACCATGTGCATGTGGCGGAGCATATCAATGCTTTTGAAAAGTTGGCATTTGAGGCAGAGTTTCAGTTGTTAAGCCCTGGAGGAGCAATCTCTTATATTGAAACATCGAATTTGAATGGAAATGTTGATGCTGTACTCGCGGTTATGCAGTACATATATGAGCATATCATGTATGCAGAACTGAATACAAAGTCTGATTATTGCCAGGTATGCGGGTATGACGGGGAGATTTCCATTGTTGAGAATGAGGATGGGAAACTTATATGGGAGTGTCCCTATTGCCGGAATAGAGACAAAAGTAAAATGAATATCGCACGCAGGACTTGCGGGTATATCGGCACGAATGACTGGAACCAGGGAAGGACGCAGGAAATCAAAGAACGTTACGTGCATCTTGGGGGCGGTGAGTAAATTGTATTATGGGAAGATAGCAGACCTTGACATTGCAAATGGGGCGGGCATCCGGGTATCACTTTTTGTATCAGGATGCAGGAATCATTGTAAGAATTGTTTTCAGCCGGAGACATGGAATTTTCAGTATGGGACATTGTTTACGAAGGAAACGCAAGAACATATTATGGAACTGTTATCCAGACCATATATCCAAGGGATAACTTTACTGGGAGGAGAGCCAATGGAGCCAGAGAACCAGCCCGTGCTCCTGCGGCTGCTTCGCCGCATCAGGAGTACATACCCGGATAAAGATGTATGGTGCTATACAGGATATACACTTGAAAAGTTGCTGGATGATAAAGAACACTGCCGATGCGGGACTACAGATGACTTCCTGGGGATGATAGACGTGCTTGTGGAAGGAAAATATATAGATGAGCTGGCGGATATTATGTTGAAGTTCCGGGGGTCATCAAATCAGAGGATAATTAATATGGATAAGACTAGAAAGGCTGGCAGGATTATATTATGGGAGGACGGGAATAGGTGGGAAAGTGTCCATTCCTGACAAGCATGGCTGTAAAATGAATTGAATCACTTTTCGGACGAACTTTAGGACTATTTCAGGATTTCGCTTCATAAGTTAGAGAAACGCAAAGGGGCAGTAAAAGGGAGGTGGCCGCTATTTCTAAAAAGAAAAAGTTGAATTATCGTTTTCATAATCCAAATACGCCAGAAGTCACGGCTGATTACATAATCAAGGTACTGATGGAGGCGAATAAAAAGAAGCTTGAACAGGCCTTGAAAGAAGAGGTATTGAAGTGCGCCTGTAATGAATAAATGAAAAGATAGGAAGCCGCTGCAGGAGTGTAGCGGCTTTCGGTGTAATATGCGTTTCTGAAGGAATAGAAAAGAAGACAAAGATATTAAGTTTTATGAATGTTGTGTTAGTAATATAAAAACCAGAAGCCTGTTGATTTACTATCATCTTAGTGATATTATAATATTATGGAAAAGATTTTATAGCTTTAAAATGTTGCTTTTAGATGAAGGGGGTTAAAGTGGAAGAAAAGAGTTTAACGGTTTACGTTGCTAAATTAAAAAAGTTGAGAATACATGAGGTGCTTTTAGTTTTATTGGAAATTATTGCTATGGGTGTTTGTACCATATATGTTTTTATGAGTACATTTAGTTCTAATGAAAAAATTTGTTTTTGGAATATAACACCTTCAATGATTGAATTAGTTGTATTTATGCTGTCAGTTATCATGGCTTTAATTAATTCTGAAAGTACTAGGAAAAAAAAGAACATAGTTAAAGATTATTTGTCTGCATTAAATGATGAATCACCTTCAGAAATTGTAAATGGATATAAAATTAAGGCAGAGCAATTAATATCTCCGCTGGATATATACAAAGATAATATCAAAAGAGGAAAGAGGGTTACCCTTCATAATAAAAGAGAGGTCATTAGAAGTTATATATTATTTATTGGGGCACTAGTTATGGTTAGCGTTGCTGTTATTATTTTGTTTATATGCAATTTGAATTTTCCCATATTATTAGCGTGGGAATCATTGATTCTTTATTTTTTTATAATGTTAGATTTTTTTGCTTATCAAATAATTGTAAATAAGAGTGGTTCCAACGTTTTTTCGGAAAGGCATAAAAGTAAAATTTCTTTTGATAAAGTAAAGCGGTTAGAAGACATGAGATATTTACAGAAAATTTTATATATGCATCGCGATAGATATGAGAATTATTTATTAACTTTGAAAATCTCTACCATTACGACAAATATATTATCAATTATTATTACAATTATTATTGAGGGGGATAATGAGAAAATAAAATACTGGTTTGGACTTAAAGATTCGCCTAAAATAATTCCAGTGATATTTGCTATCACTACAATTATTTTATATGTTATTAGCTTGATTTTTGGAAATATAATGGATAAAAAAATTAATGACATGGGGGTATACATTTCGGCGTCGTATAATAAAAAAAATTATGAGAGTTTAAAACGAAAATTTCCAGATTTGTTAGAATATAAAAACATATTAGATGGACATTCACTTGATATAGCAAGAGGAACATATGAGTATAATGTAGAAATAATAAACGACAGAGAAAAGCGAACTATAAATTATACACATATATTTAGAGTAAAACAAAGGATTGTAAATAATATACCTAGAGTCAAATTAACTTCTGGAATTGCTTTCATTTTTTCAGCTTCTATTTTAGTATGGTATAAAATGAACATTTTTAATATGGTATATGTTTGTATAATAACATTTATTGCATTTCTGTCTGCATATTTTGGTATGGTATTTTATAATCGTATAAAGTTTAATGATTGGGAAGCCTTCGTAAATCAAGAAAAATAAATTAGTAAAGTGTTGTTTTTTTATAATGGGGAATGAGATGAATATTAATCCTGATAAAGTAAAAGAATTGATAATGCTGTTTTCAAAATTGGATGATGATTATCAAAAAGAATTAATGGGGAAAGCGTATGAACTATGTTTAAAGCAATCTCAAAAGAATTTGATTAAACAAGAAGGTAAAAAATTTAAAAGTGAAGAAGAGTACAAAAAGGAAATCGAAGAAAGAAGTAGCGAAAGAGCTAAAGAATCACTGGAGTTACTTAATATATTTGATAGAATTGGTGATGAAGAGAAGGCACAGTGTATAATTGTGTTGGACAAATTAAGTAACGGAAACTTAACGAAAAAGACAGATATCGAGATAAAGATTAATAGTAAAAAAATTTCCCTAAAAGATTACATTGAAGAAGTATTGCCCCAAGTTGATTTCAAATCTGCTAATGAAAAGGCTACAGAATATTTAAAGGAAGTGAATAGATTTTAGGAGATAAAAGGTTAGCTTACAGAGCAGGAGAGAGCGTTTATCCAATTCTCTCTTGCTTTTTTTGTTTACGTAGCTTACAATACAAGCAGTGACAGAGTGCGACAAAATAAATAGAAAGGTATACAGATATGAATATAGCTGCTTACTGTAGGGTGTCTACGGATAAAAGTGACCAGATAAACAGCCTTGAAACGCAGAAGAAATTTTTCCAGGAGTATACAGAAAAAAATGGCCACAAGCTCGTAAGAGTATATGCGGATGAAGGGATTTCCGGTACAAAAATCAAGAATCGAAAAGAATTCCAACAGCTCATGGAGGACTCGAAGCGTGGCATGTTTGATATGGTAGTAGTCAAGGATATCTCCAGATTTGCACGAAACACGGTGGATTTGCTACAGAGCGTCCGTACATTAAAGGCATTGGGGATTGAGATGACGTTTCTTACAGCCAATATGACCGTGTTAGGGCAGTCGGAGTTTGTTCTGACTATTTTTGGGGCGCTGGCGCAGGAGGAAAGCGCAAATACTTCAAAGCGTATTAAGTTTGGAAAGAAAATGAATGCGGAAAAAGGCAGAGTCCCGAATATTGTCTACGGCTATGATAAAATTTCCGGAGAATATTTCGACATGAAAATCAACAAAGAAGAGGAAAGGATTATCCACCAGATTTACGACTGGTATACGGAAGGCGGTTATGGCGCGTCAAAAATTGCAAGCATGTTAAATGAAAGAGGGTCTAGGACAAAGCGGAATAGCCGCTGGAGCCAGAACGCCATATGTAGGATTTTGACAAACGAGCTTTATACAGGGAAAATCATCAATGGGAAGCAGGAAGTGGCAGATTTTCTAACAGGAGAAAGAAAGGATAAGGATGAGGCAGAGTGGCTGGTGACAGACAGGCCGGATTTGTGCATTATCCAACAAGAACAGTTTGACAAAGCGCAGGAAATTTTAACGGGCAGGCATAGGGCTTTCCGTATGAATAGGGAGAGGCAGAGCAATAAATACCTATTTAGTACATTAATTAAATGTAAGGAATGCGGATGGTCATTCCGGCGAACAGCTCGTACATATAAAAATACCTATGTCCGCTGGGTATGTTCCGGGCGTAATGGTAAGGGGGTAGATAGCTGTCCAAATGCTGTAACGCTGGATGAAGAGGAGTTGATTCTGGAGCTGGAGTGCTACTTCGCCCAAATGCTGAAATCGAAGAAGAAAGTTACCGAGTATTTGGTGAAGGAGTTTTCAAAAATTTATAAAGAGAAGGATGAAAATGTAAACTACAGAAAAGAGTTAGAGGATAGCCTGACGAAGTTGAGGAAAACCCGCCAGAAGTATATGGATATGTATATGGATGACCTGATTAGCCGTGAAGAGCTGAATAAGAGAATTGGCGGGACGAAAAAAGAGATAGAGCGGCTGGAAAATGACTTGAAGCTAGTGGAGCACAATCTGGACAAGGGCAGCCAGTTGGAGAACATTATACAGAAAACGTTTAAAAATATGGAAGATATTACTTCAGTCCGTGATATGACTAATGAACAGCTAAAGCAGATTATTCAAAAGATAGAAGTGGATAAGGAAGGGAATATTGATATTTATATGCGGGTGTTAGGCGACTTAGGGCTGAGCAAGAACGTTCTGATTAGTGACTCCTGTACATACAGGAGTAACAAAATAGAACGGTTAATATGGAGAATCAAATAGGCAGTAAATATATAAGCTCTGAGGCGGAAAATCCTCAGGGCTTTATCTAATTGCATTTTGTTTGGGGATACTGTAAAATGGGTATAAGTTTTAAAGGAGCAGGGAAAGAGGTGGTTTATATGCTAAGGACAGTAGGAATAGGACATCAGGATTTTGAGACGATTCGGAAAGAAAATTATTTTTATGTAGATAAAACAGCATTCATTCATGAATGGTGGGAAAGAGGGGATAGTGTAACTCTAATTACCCGACCGAGAAGATTTGGGAAGACATTGAATATGAGCATGTTGGAACAATTCTTTTCTGTAAAATATGTAGGCCGGGGTGACTTGTTTGAGGGGCTGTTTATATGGCAAGAGGGGAAGTACAGGGAATTGCAGGGGAAGTATCCAGTTATAGCACTTAGTTTTTCTGATGTGAAGGAAACAACATTTTTGGGAGCGCGGAAAAAGATTTGTAAGATTATCCAGTTATTATATAACAAGTTTGATTTTTTGCTTGAGGGAGATATGCTCAACAGCAGAGAAAAAGAAGATTTCTGCAGAATTTCTGCTGAGATGGAAGATTATATGGCGACTCTTTCTTTAAAAATGCTTTCTGATTATCTGTACCGCTATTACGGGGAGAAAGTGATTATTCTTTTAGACGAGTATGATACGCCTATGCAGGAAGCCTATGTGAATGGGTATTGGAACGAGCTTGCCGAGTTTACAAGGAGTTTGTTTAATTCTACATTTAAGACGAACCCATACTTGGAACGTGCAGTGATGACGGGGATAACAAGAGTTAGTAAAGAGTCAATCTTTTCTGACTTAAATAACCTGAAAGTGGTGACTACCACTTCGGAGGAATATGTAGACAGTTTCGGATTTACAGAGGAGGAAGTATTTGCGGCACTGGATGAATATGGTTTGTCGAATAAGAAACAGGATGTAAAAAGCTGGTATGACGGGTTTACTTTTGGCAGTCTGACAGACATTTACAATCCGTGGTCTATTATCAATTTGCTGGATACGAGACAATTTCGGCCATACTGGGCAAATACCAGTTCTAACAGTCTGGCCGGGAAGCTTTTGCGTGAGGGGAATAAAAAAGTAAAGCAGGAATTTGAACGGATGTTGCAAGGGGGAATCCTAAAGGCGCAGATAGACGAACAAATTCTATATGACCAGCTTACAGGAAAAGAAAGTACTATCTGGAGCCTCCTGCTGGCAAGCGGCTATCTGAAAGCGGTTAGGACGGAATTTGTAGAGCGCACAGGGAGGGTTTATTATTATCTAGCATTAACAAATAAAGAAGTGAAGATTATGTTTGAAGGGATGATTCAAGACTGGTTTACAGAATACAGTGATAGTTACAATGATTTCATTAATGCACTTTTAGTAAATGATTTGAAGGCAATGAATGTATATATGAACAAAGTAGCATTGGCAACGTTTAGTTATTTTGATACTGGGAAAAAGCCCTCAGAGGAAGAGCCTGAGCGTTTCTATCATGGTTTTGTCCTAGGGTTGATGGTGGATTTGACTGACCGATATATCCTGACTTCGAACCGTGAAAGTGGTTTCGGACGGTATGATGTGATGCTGGAGCCTAGGGAAAAAGGCGATGATGCAATCATTCTGGAGTTTAAGGTGCGGGATTCAGAGGATGAGAAGGAACTTTCTGATACTGTGCAGGAAGCTTTAAAACAGATAGACAGGAAACAGTATGAGGTATCGTTGATAGAGAAGGGAATCCCTAAAGAGAAAATTCGGAAGTATGGGTTTGCGTTCCAAGGGAAACAGGTATTGATTGGGGGCGGTCAGTATGAGGCTGTATAGAAACAAGCGCATTTGCAAAACGAAGAGATGTAGGATGTGGTATAGAAAACGGTATGAAATGGAGGTAGGATGATGAGGAAGCCATTGCCGGTAGGTGTTGACAATTTCGAGAAGATAATAAGAGATGGCTATTGTTATGTCGATAAGACTATGCTGATTAAGGAATTACTTGATTTGAAAGGGGAAGTGAACCTATTTACACGTCCAAGACGTTTTGGAAAAACATTAAATATGAGTATGCTCCGATATTTTTTTGAGGATACCGGGAACGAAAAAAGAAATGAGCAAAATAGAGAACTTTTTCAGGGGATGAAGATTATGGAAGCCGGGGAAAGCTACACAAACCAGATGGGAATGTATTCTGTGTTTGAGCTGACTTTGAAATCGGCGAAACAGGAAAACTACGATATGGCTTATTACATGATACAAAATGCAGTTAGCACGGAGTTTGAAAGGCACAGGAGCATTATAGAAGTCGGGAAAGAATGTCTATCCAACAAAGAATATAAAGAGTATACTGATATTGCGGAGGGGCAGGGTGAGGAAAAAGCAATAAGAAATTCTTTGCGGCTTTTCTGCCAATGTATGTACAAAATTACTGGCAAGAATACAGTTATTCTAATTGACGAGTACGACGTGCCATTAGAAAATGCATATTTTAGAGGCTTTTATGAAAAGATGGTCAGCTTTATCCGTTCGTTGTTTGAAGCTGCCTTAAAGACAAATCAGTATTTGCAGTTTGCGGTTATTACTGGGTGCCTGAGGATTTCAAAAGAGAGTATATTTACCGGGTTGAATCATCTGAACATTATTTCTGTGCTTGATAAAAAGTACAGTGAGCATTTTGGATTTACAGAATCAGAAGTGAGCCAAATGATGTCCTATTATGAAGTAGAAAGCCGCTTTTCGACAATGAAAGAATGGTATGACGGATATTTATTTGGAGATACAGAGGTTTACAACCCGTGGAGTGTTATTAAGTTTTTATATGATTTATATTCGGACGTCAACGCATTTCCGCGTCCATATTGGATTAATACCAGTTCAAATGATATTATTAAAGATATGATAGCCAAGGCTGATAGGGAAACGAAGGGGCAGATTGAAGCGCTCTTGAGCGGAAAGACTCTTGATATCCAGGTTCATGAGGAAGTCACTTATGGGGACATGTACAGCAGTGATGAGAATTTGTGGAATTTTCTTTACTTTACGGGGTATCTGACGAAGGAAAGCGAATATTTCGAAGAGACATCAGTTTTTTTACGGGCACGAATTCCGAATATAGAAGTGAAGACGGTCTATCAGAACACGATTCTTAATTGGTTTAAGAATACAATAAAGAAACAAAACTTTCATGATTTGTACCAGGCACTGGAAGATGGAAATGCGAAGAGGATGACAAATATACTGACTGAGCAGCTTGCTTATACCATTAGCTTTTACGATAGCGCAGAAAATTTTTATCATGGATTTCTTACTGGCATTTTAAGTCAGAGTGAAAATTATCTGGTTAAATCCAACCGGGAATCGGGGTACGGGAGGTCTGATATTATGGTGAGAAGCCCTTCTTTGCGGGGCAGGTCATTTGTTCTGGAAGTCAAGGTATCAGATTCTATTGATGATTTGGAGAGCGATGCAGAAAAGGCATTGCAGCAGATATATGAAAAAAGATATAGGGAAGAGCTTCGCACAGAGGGGTATCGGAACATAGACTGTTATGGGGTGTCGTTTTTCCGGAAAGACTGTGAGGTACGATTTGGGAAAAAGGAAGCACTTTGCTAATTCGCTAAAAAAAAGGCAGACTAGCCTATACGCTAATCTGCCTTCTTATTTGCCCCGACGCTATATTTCTAGCACGGTCTGTATTATTCAGTCTCTTGGGTATCCGTAGTAGAATCGTCTGGAGCAGGTTCGTCGTCCGTATAGTTTGTAGCGTCGATAGAATAATCAACGACCTGTACTACGATGAAATCTTTTTTTGCATATCCGTCCTCATTCAGCATTTTTTCGATTCTTGCATCAAGCTGTTCTTTTGTCTCGATTTCGACCGGAGTAACAACCCCGTCGACAGTAGTTGTCAAATACTTATACAAAGACTCATAGTTGTTCCGGTGAGAAGTTACAATCATAATTCTATACATATTATTCCTCCTGGTGAAAAGTGTGTCCAGCAAACAATGAAATTTGTACGCATGGATTACTGGAATGTGAATAGGTACAAAGGTGAAACAAAAAACATCCGCCACCTATTGTAGATACCGGATGATTGTATGCTATTATTTATGGAACTTATGTGTGTTTCTTCTGAGAAGGGCATATCTCATGAAGAGGGTCATACCAGAGAATATGAAACATTCTTCCTCTGCGAATTCCAATAATGCGCAAAAGGTTTCTAAAAGCAAATGAGAACATGCTGTCGCTGTCATCTTCCATATGTTTTGCTTTTAGTCTGTCTTGCGCATCTTTAGACATTTTCTCGTAATCTATTAAATGATGCTTTGATTTCCCATTATCATGTGTTTGTTTTTTGATGTCAGCCCAAGTCATATTTGAATAATGAATCATCTTTTCAAGAACTTCTTTATGTTCAAAATCATCCCGGGATAAATCAAATGCAAACTTACCTGAACGGTCTATATCTGTAAATACCCATACGGGACACTCTCTATCAGTGTTTTTGATTTCGCCTGATATCTTCTTTTCATGGCGCTTTCTGTTTTGTTTTAAAATTTTCTTTGCCATAGATTATAAGCTTCCATAGTATTCCCCCATAGAAGATTTAGTGATTACGTTCTGGCATCGTGCACCATCCGGTAAATCACCTCTTGCATCTTTCCAGGGCGATTCTTCATGAGTCTGTTCCCTTAAGTCATAAGGTTCTCTGCCTGCGTATCCATTAAGGACGATATCAATTGATTCTTTTTCGTCGTCGTTCAGGCTGTTATCGTCTCCTTTAATGATATCTTGTATATCAACAGAGAATTTCCCCTGATGCGCATGGAATAATTCAGGGCATACCGGGCCATTTGACCACGCCTGAAAATCTTCTGCGAAGATGGGATTACCTGTCCACGCAAGATGCCACGCCTGTGCATAGTAACACAACTTTTGGAGTTTCCATGTGCTCATTTTCCCACATTGACAAAGGATGTATTTTGCTACATCAAATACACATGCCATGATTCTCGACTCCTTTCAGAATTGATATCGTATATCTGTTCTGCTTTTAGTATATGCGTATACTTTAACGCTGTCAATACGTGAAATAATATTCCTGATTCTACCACAGAGAGCCGTTCTGAGAGGTTTTATAAGCCTATATAGGCATTTTTATGCCTCTGATACAATTCCCATTATCTACATACAAATACGCGTAAATGAGGCGATTATAGCGTTGGTGTAGTAAACTGCAATTCATTCCAATGATTTTCTTACTATTATAGCTGTTTCCACAAGGCCGTTTTTGTTGTAACCTTGTTTTGGCAATCCCACGATGTCGTAATCAAATTTTCTAAAACTGTACATTGGAGGTAGATATTTATGAAACCATTGAAAAGCAAAATTAGCATCACTATAGATTCAGATATAATTTTAATACTAAGAGACCTCGCAGAAGAGGACGACCGTCCTCTTAGCCAGTACATTAATCTGGTTCTAAAGAAGTATATCAAAGAGCTGAATGAACATAAAAATACAGAACGTAATTCATAAAAGGAATGGCAGGGGCGGTAATGCCGCCCCTTCTCCTCATACTGCTTTTATCCGGTATTTATCTTTAATTACAACCGGAAGCCAACCGGATTTAATTTGAATCCAGATACTTCCGTCCCAAGCGGTGGTGACTTTCTTAACCTCCACCACACTTCCTTTTTTGAGCTTGGCTTTATTCCCAGACAGGCGGCAGCACTTTTTCTTTGCCGACGCGGAAAGCTGTGTATACTTCACATACCCCGCCTGCTGGGATTTGGTTGAAACGCCGTCCCGGATGGCGATATCCTGTGTCAGCGTTACCTTCATGCCGGGTTTCAGCTCCGGTTTTTTCATTGCTTTTTCTACGTCTTTCCTAAACCCGTCCATAGTCAGGCCGAAGCGTCTCCAAACATGGTCGGGGTCACCGTGGTTTGAAGATAACCCCGCCAGATTCCCCTCGTAGTGGGAGGAAATCAAATACATCCCGTTTGGCAGCTTCGCCCGTGGATTCCAGCCGTATCTCTCACAGATGGATGCACACAGTTCCACCGCCGTCTGATAGCCACGCAGGATATCCGCTTTAAATTTCCCTGCATCCAGAACATTGTAGTTTGCCCCGCCTGTATACCGGATATAATCGGATTCGCAGATTTCAAATGTAATCAGGTTATTGTTCCCCCATCCGGCATCCGCCCAACTGCGGTAATCTTCCGGAAGAAGCTGCAAAACTTTTCCGGGGGTGTCGCAGTCTACGACGTAATGCACACATGCTGATACTGCCCCCTGGTTCCAGTAATCTGCTACGGACTGGGCTGTTCCCTGACCTGTGCCGATAGTGTGGAGCTGAATACCGATTTTTTTACAGCGCGTCCCTGTTTGATAGCACCTGTTCCTTGTAAGATAGTTCTTTTTAATATTTAATGTCATACGATTCTCCCTTCTTGCTGCATTTTTGCAGCACTAAAAAAACACCGCCCATTTCTGAGCGGTGCTGTTTTGCAGATACTCTTGTCGTATCATATACATTTATGCTATACTGTTTCCGTTGTCATACCCAATCCGGCAACGGAAAGGGGGTGTGTCCATTGACAGAGTTTGTTATTTCCTTTTTATCCGCTGTCATGGTTAATGTAGCCTGCCACTACATTATCAAATGGTTAGACAACGGTAATAATGACAACTAACCTCGGTCTTGTCCCTCCGTAAAGGGATAAAGAAAACCCCGGAAGTGCCTTTCCGGGGTTTTTGCTTTGTGTATCCATGACAGATTACTGTCATTTCCTTTTGCCTATTGGCATTATAGCATATGCATTTCACGTTTGCAATATGCTTTTTGCTGCTTTCCCGGATGTGAAATTCCCGTCCCTACTCTTCCAGCTCCGGAAGCCCCGCTACCGATGTAAGCATCGACACTACGCCAGCCAGTACAGAAGCAGATAACACATACTTCCAGTCAACCGCCCCCATAGCTGCGGCCGTTCCTATTCCCGCAACCGCCGCCTGTGCTACGGTCTTCACTGCTCTAATTCCTGCTGCCTTTACCCATTTTTCAAAATTCCTATTCTTCATAATAGTCTCCTTTCTTGTTTGCCAGGTGTAAATCCTGGATTTCTTTGTACATTTTTGTTATCATCCCGTTGCCGCCCAACTCATGGTACGCCTCGTACATCTCCACGAAATTTTGGTAGGCATAAGATGGAATATCACCTTTCGCCATATATTTATCGTGGTATTCAATGAGCTGCACACGCAGCAGGAGCATAGTGCCCATACTATTTGCGTCTCTGTCCCGTTTCTGCCTTTTCAGAATCCATACGATATAACCCAATATGATGGGCAGAGTAATGGTGTATGTCTGTAATAAAACGGTTTCCATTTTTCTTCCTCCCTGATATTTGTTGATTAAGTAATTACTGCCGAACAGCTTGTACTCATGCCGTTCGAAGTGGTTCCTGTAACTGTCACATTACCGCTTTTATGCCCTAAGACGTTTACGTATACGCTACCTGTTATGTTGTCTCTTGTCCGAACGGAGCAGCCTGTTACGCTAGCTATTGTGGTGTTACTACTTACCCAGGTGATATCGTTTACATTTTCTTCCAAGATTTCTTTAGATGTCATTTTTGAGGAGTCCAGCGTCAGTCTGGCTATAAATGTTATTGTCTGCCCTACTAGGCCAGTAATTGGTGGCTTGGACAGCAGCTTGAACTCCACGGGCTTCGCATAAAGCACCTCTTTTGCTAACTGCTTTACCATTGCTTCCAAACTTTCTATCCGGTCAGGTACATCCCCCAGCCCAATATTTTCTTTTGTAATATTGACATCACCATTTCTATAATCTTCTTCCGCTTCGCCTTTAACACCGGTTACTTGTGTTCCCGCTAGACAATCCCAGTAGCCGTCAGCGGTGTAGTATACGTTTGTACCGGCGGGGCATTTGTGCCCAGCCCCCTCTTTGAATGTATTGTCGGTAACAAACCAATCCGTAATGTTGTACATATATCCAGCTTGCTTCGCCACAGTAGATAACTGATAGAATGCAATTGTACCCATTGGGATTAACGCACCTTGAAGCCCTTGGGATATCCTCTTCGCCTGTTCGTAGTAATATTTCGAGTTATCGACATTTTCATTTGGCCGTGCCTCAGTCCCTCCGCGGGCAAAACTTTCTGATAGCGTCATATAGCGTTCAGCCTCTTCAACACTCTCAGAAGCTTCGTTTGCTTTCGTGGATGACAAGACTTCAGAAGCTTTTGCATTGAGGGCGGACGTATTGGCGGCATTCGCCTTAATTGATGCCTGCTGATAGTAATACTTTGCGTTGTCAGCATCCTCTCCATCTCTTGTCCCGGTGCCGCCTTCCGTGTAGCTTTGGGCTTTTATGGCGGAATCAGAGGCAGCGTTAGCGGACTCGGAAGCAGCAGAGGAGAAGTCGCGGCATTCTTCGAGGACTTTGGTAATAGATATGTAATCATATGATTCTGTATAGACGAAGTTAGAAGGTTTTGGTTTTCTACGCACATTTATTCGGAAGCGGCACAGGCATCGGCTTTCGCCGTCTTTTTCAACGTTTACATATCCAATGATGGGATAAGGCTGCGTTAATAAGAAATTGGGGATTTTTACCTTGAGACGGCCATTTTCATAAGAAGAGTCTTTGACGACAAGGGCTTCATTCAATGTCTGGTTGAAGAAATGTACGGGATAAGCTTTGTCGATGATATCTTCGATTAGGCGTATGTGTACGTCGCTATCCCATTGGACTAAATCGGACAGCGGGCTGTTCTCAGTATCATATACGGTTATTTCTTGCATTTATTATTATCCTTTCTTTGGCATTAAAAAGGAGCTGGCGGATATGCCAGCTCTTATGGTTTTAGGGCTTCAAAATAGTGAGATTTATGGTATACTGTGTCTATCTGTAGTAGTATAGGTAGAAAAGGAATTATTGTTCCGATGGAAATAACTCGTTCGATTTATCGGTTCATGACCTGCTGAATTACGGCTCCTTTATAATCATTTGGTACATTTGCCAGAATTAATGCTTTTTCCAATGAGAATCCTTCGGATAAAAGGTTACCTATAAAAACTACAGCATTATTGATAGTTGTTTCCTTGGCAACTTCCTTGGCAACTTCCTTGGCAACTTCCTTGGCAACTTCTTTAGCTGTTTCTTCTCTCATTTCCTCTAATATTCTACACATAGAAGCCACTCCTTTCTCTTCTTCTTTGAAATATTTTATTCTATCCTTCAGGATAGGGCTGTTAATGTTCGCGATATTGCTACAAGAAAAGTCATGCATTAATCTGCTCAAATCGGTATCTTCATTTTTTAGTTCGCCATTCACATAGATAATATGTGAATCGTCGTTGAAAGGCATATCAATTTCTCTGACCATTCTATCAATATGATAGATAGGTTTATTATATCCTAAAATATCTTTTTCTGTAATAAAAATCACATAAGTCTCACGCAGGTTCTGATAATCATCTCCAGGGCTTAATATATTCGCATCTAAGATGCTGCTGTTGTATCTGGCTCTTCTGGGGCAAGCTCCTTTGTCGGCTCTTTGAATTTCGATATCATATTCTTCGCCTGATATGCTTCGGGCGTATATATCCAGGCAAATGGAATGCCCATGAAGATTTTTAAAATTATGCTGTGTTTTCACATCTTTTATAATTAAATCATTTCTGTTTAAAATAGTCTGTAGTAAAAACTGTGAGCAAGCCTTGTCTTCGAAGACTACGCTCATGAAATCGTCATCCATGAGGCGGAGCTTCTGGATTCTCTGTAAGTCTTTTTCATGTTCTAAGTCTGATTTGCTGTTGTAATTTGTTTTAGGCATCTTATTGCTCCTGATTTTTTCATCCCAATACTGAGGGTAGAAGAGATAGTATCTTGTTGGTTTATATAATTATACCATTATAGTTCTATGGATGCAATTGTAAAATGAAAGCCACCTTTGGTTGGTTACTTTGGGGCTTTCATCTTACGTATGATTTAATATAGAGTTTTGTGGTGAGGGGGGTAGTGTTAGCACTTATGGGGTAGTGATATAGTCACAAAGTCCTTGTATATCTTTGCACATGCTGCTTCCTGTTTCATATGTAATTTCTACAGAATTAGCTTTTGATGTATCTAACACAATAACTTTTGTTGCATCATGCTGATAATTTATCTCATCTATGCGATTGCGATTATTATCATATTTGATGATATGATATGCCACTAATGCAATGAGAGGTGTATTTGAATAACTCTCGAAAAGATGTAACATCCCATCATATGTGATACTGTCGTATTCTACTTTAATACGCATTGGTTTCCCAGTGTTATCCATCAAGTCGTCCCAAAGGTATAGGTTACCAGTTTCCATTATATGAAGCTTATCTAATAGAGGGATTCTGCGGTTACCTGTAGCCAAAAGCCCTAAAAGGTAAGCCATGACGACTGAACATAGAGCAATCCCGACCATATCAACCTCATAGGAAATGCTAAAAGGTATCATACGTGCAATATGCAATATGATGTATCCAACGACTAGAGATTCCACTAGTATATGTTCAACATCGGATGAATTTTGCTTTAACGCGACAGAGTGAAAGGTTTTGCAAAATAGATACCCAATAACAATATAGGTGATTATCTCAGGCAAATATTTAATTAGTGATTCGATTGAGCAGTTCCTCCTTCATTAGTATTTTCTCCGGATTTAGGTGCAGGATGCGCAGGCCTTCTGGAGAATATATGATTTGTTTTCGGTTGATTGTGTTTTTCTTTGGCAGTCATGTCTCGTGCAGTGTTGATAATATTAGTTTTTCTCATTGTAAATACCTCCTATTTTTTGGTATAAACAGTATAGCATAGAAAAATAAATAATATCAATAAATACACCATATATCGTTTTGGAATGATATATGGTTAAATAGCGGACAGGTGTTTATTAATAATGCGCTCTTTTATCTTAAGCTATTTCACTGTTATATCTTTCAACTGCCCAAGCTATGCCAGACTTTTTTGAATCAGCCCTGTATGTTTCTTATTTATTATGCCGGCCATTATTTTTGCCACATCTCTCAGAAGCACATATGAGTTTATATAATGGATTTTCGACCAATTGTACAAAGCCATCATTTGCTATGGAAAATGATAAAGCAATGATTGAGATTATATCGTTAGATGTAGTGTTTCGGTGATTTATTATGTAATTGATGCCTATAATAGAGAAAAGAGTGAAAGTGCATAAGAAAAAGACTTCCAGTAGAAATTTTAATTTTTGTTTGCTTTTTGTTGACTTTCCAGAATCAGAAATCCGTATGTTTACGGCATTATAGATATCGTTAAGCATTAATGTGATTACGAATCCAAATGCGACTATATTGACAATAGACATTATGGTAGTTAAATCGTCGGGGTTGTTATCAGATAAGTATGCCCGTCCGACAGCTACCATAATACCAATTGTAAGTGTTAATAGAGAGTTGTGCTGTTGATTTTTTGGGAGTTGGCTCATACTATTTATTTTCCATTCTGGCTATTGATGTTAATAAAACAGACAATCCGTCAATAAATGAATCGATTAACAATCTTATTTTGTTTCTTGATAATTCTTTGAAGTCGCTTCCGCAATACATAGAATCCAAGTATAAAATTTGATTTGATTTTTCGTTTACAGTAAAGGTTCCGCTTTTGATTAGTTCATTAACTGAATTAACAAGTTTGTAAAAAGGATTTACGTCTTCTCCTTTTTTAAAACGATATATATTTCCAGCCAAAATAGTAAGAGAATAATCTTTAATGTTGAGATACATTAGCACAGGAATTATATCTAATTTTTTCAGATTACCCGTTGCAGGGATACAAACAATGTAGTTAATATCGTCATCATTTAAATTAATAGATTTATAAGAATAGTTTAAAGAGCGCAAGATATCTTCAAAAATAGTCACTGTCTTATCAAAGTCGTCAATATGGTTAGTCATAAAAAAAATTCCTCAATTCTTCTAAAAGTATTTTATCCTCACGGAATAGCAAAACACGTATAACTTTTTTATCTATGCTTAATCGCATATTAGTATTTTCATAAATAGCGGTTCTTTCGTTAATCAGTATATTGCTCAAATTAAACGTATGTATTAGTTGCGATTTTTTGGCTTCTGTGAGAATACGAAAAACATAAGAATTACTCATTATCGTTTCCTCCAGATTCTAAATAAGTACTATATATGTCTCTTAAATCCTCAAACTCACAAATGGATTTAATCGTTAGGCTATTGGGATAGTTGTTTTTAAATTTGGTAACTATTTCTTTATCGTGAATAGGCATTCCTTTATGTTGATTTAACAATTTTAAAGTTCGATAAATATCTGCTGGATTGTTGTTTGCGCAATAAACGCTAATTACTTTTTTATCTTTTTTATCTTGCTTTGCCAACAGTTCTTCAAGACCGGCTCTTTCTGCGAGCGATGTCTGAAGCATATCTTGCAGTTCTTCCTGTGTCATTTTAGCACTTTCCTTTAGTTCTAATTTTCATAACTCATTTAATATTTTATTCAAAAATGATATTATCATGTATTTGTTAAAAAGGGATTCCGTTTGAGTTAATAAAAAGCTATTAAGTAGGAAGAAAATTTTAAGTATTGTGAAATAAGTGTAACGCATACTATAAAAATAATTACAAACAATAAAATAGTAATAATTTGGTTCTAAAATACATAGACTTGTATAATCATTGTTCTAATACCTGTGAACTATCGGTTGTTTAAAGCCAGTGGAATTGTGCTATCTTCCTTTATAAAAATCACGCCAAAGCAGAGTGCTTCAGCGTGATTTTTTACCATCTTCTATCTTCATAAGGTGTAGACTCAATACCATTAGATTGTAAATTTTCAACCATACGGTCAAGTTTCCCTCTCCACATTTTCTTGAACCATTCCGTGTGTCCAAACCATTTTACAAGAGTAGGGCTAATTGCGTAATAAGTTTTAATAAATGCTCTTCCATGCCATGTTTCAGCAAGGGTGTAGTCACGATAACGACGAAGCGTCCAAACCTGAGGACAATCATAAGAACCATAGACAGCAGTAGCTACGTAACATCCATTATTGGTTGTTTGAGCTGTTGACATTTTCTTTATAAGTTCTTGAATGTAAATGTCATTATGCTTTGCGCCGAGTTGTCTGAGTTGTGTCACAAAGGCGTTTTTTGTGGCGGTGAACAAATTTATCTGCCAATTGTTTCCACCGACTGAATAACCAGCTTTTGTATCATAAACATAATTTATTGAGGACATTTTAAGTATTGCATCACTGATTTTAGTAAGGACGGCCTCTTTATCCTCGTCCGTTACTTCATAGTAATCATTGATAACAGAAATTGAATTATTGAGTACTGTAAACTTCTGCTGCCTTTTATAGTAATCAGAATCAGTAAGAGCTAACATAGCTTTGCCATATGCGCTAAAGAATACGGCTTCTATATTATCGGGAGAATTTTGCTCGACCATATTATAATATTTTTCTACTTCTTCCCAATCTTCTTTATCAAATGCACGACGTGCATTTAAAAGATATTTTTGTACAAAAGATGAATTATCAATTTGAACGGTACCTTGGATATCAACATTACCCTCAATCATCATTTTCTTTGCTTCTTCAACGGAATATTTCATACCACAGTTTTGGCATACAAAGACGCCATCCTGCTTCATGAGGTCAGTTCCGCCACACATTTCACAAGTTGGTTGTTTCATTTTTACCCCCTCCAATTTTATTTTAATCTATATTATCTACATTATATAACAATATTCGACAATTGAGTAGATAGAACATAAGTTTATAAATTACAATATGCAGAGGATATATTTTGACTAGATATAATGTTTAAAGATACAATATTTAATGCATCTATTTAATAATAGCAGGAAATGAAACATAATTAAAATGGCGGCGGGAATTGTTATGACATACCTGCCGCTTCTATACACTTCAAAAAGAAAGGAGTTCTTTGTATCCGAAGAACGTGTTTAGTTTATCATTCTGATGCTGATACAGATACAGCATTTGCGTTTATGACCATATCATCAGGGTTCCCAGGATATTCGTCAGATACAGGAGCAGAATCGCTTCCTGATACGCTACCCCTCTGTCTCATCATTTCCAGTTCTAAACCTCTTTCCACAGAATACATACCAATGTCATACTGTTGTATCTGCCAACAATTGTAGATATATTCTTATCCTCTTTCGGGTTAAACAAATATTCCGCGATTATTTTGGGGAGGTTAAAAAGAGACGCCAATATAGTAACAAATGAAGAAATTACAGCAGTGGTAGTTCCTGTGACATCACCCGTCTGAGCAATTTTATCTTTAGCCAATTTTTGACTTGACTACTTGACTGCTAAAGAAGATATCTTTATTGCCAGTGGTGGGAAGCGATTGCAAAGGGTGCAAGTCCCTGAGTTTCTGCTGTAGATTCCATACGAGAGATACTAAAAGACATCCTTCCGGATATTGACTTGAAATCCTTGCGGGAGGAGCGACTGGTCAGACATGAAGAATTAGCCCCTGTAATGTGCGGGCAACATGCCTAATTCGCTTTAGGATTACTAAACTTAACGACAATTTGTTGTCGAGTTTGCTTAGCAGGGGATAGATGTGCATTCATTGAAGCCAATCATAGTATTATATAATTGAGAAAGAGCAGGAGAGTAAGCCCTGCTCTTTAGATTCTGTCTATGCACTTTCATTATTATTTGATGTGTCTTCAGGTTCATTTGCAGATTCGTGCTCTGTCTTTTTGAAATCCAGAGTCCATTGTCTTCCTGTTGTGTCATGTTCCTGCGTATGTAAGATAATGTCAGTAGTATTTTTATCTTCTTTTGCACTGAAGAGATATTTGGTAATTGAGATAGGTATGGCAATTATTACTGACACAAGTATTTTATCGGCTCCTAATTAAAGCTAATTGTAGGACGTATCACCTATTAATTTTTGAACTAAATCGTGTGCAAAATAATCTTGAACGCAATTAATAAATTTCTTTTTGTTAACTGGAGTCGAAAAGACATCAGGAATACTGTCTAATGAATTTATATATTTTTTTAGGCAAGGGAAATTAATAAAAACACTAATAATATCTCTTAATATTCGGTTGTCAACTTTTTCACTACAAAGTATCATATCTATGATTCTAAGACAGAGGGCGTCTATTCCAATCCAGTCCTTGCATTCATCGTATCTTCCTGTAGAAATATTTATTATAATATTAAATATTTCGGGCAGACCTTTAAATGTTTTATCATCTTGTTCCCAATCCCAATTGATTTGTTTTGAATCATAACTATCCATGATAGTAAAAAACAAAGAAGTATAGTATCTTCCGTGATTAATATTTACAGAATACGCTTTAAGTGCACTTTTGATTATTAATGAGAGGATATTTTTCATTTTTTTGTCATATGACATATTCGTTACGTCATATGCAATATCGTAATATGGCTTTAGATTATATGGATAAGATGTGTAGTAGAAGCTGTTGGCTATTTTTAAGCTCGAGATTTCATTTACCTCATTAATAAGTTGGTTATTAATTTTTATGCCAATTCCTTTAAACAAGGTCTGCTCTAAATATAGGTCTATTATTGATTTGTCCGTAAATCCTACTCCAAAAACAGGAAGTTCTTGTCCCGATGATTGGAGATTAAATGAACCCAAATCGCCTCTTGAAACTACAGCATTAAAAAATAAGCCATGTGCGCATAAGGACTCCCTCAAATAAATTAAATAATCCAGAAGCCGCTCTAAGTCCCTGGAAAAAGCGTAAACGGAGTCACTAAACAAGCCTACTTCGCCAAGCCCGCTTAAAAAAATAGTTCCTTTTTCGACTTCTGAATAAAAGATGTTAATATTTTCTTCATATTCACAAGCATCGTCTTTAAAATTTTTTGTTCCTAATAAATCAAAATATGAAATATATCCCATATCAACACCTCTGTTTACTTAGAAATTAATTTAAAATAGTTAAATGAGCCGTTTAATGCTAAAAACACACTGCTGTCTTCTACGAAATAGCAATCAGAGAGTTCAACGGAGCCCTTCTTTATAGCTACCAATGAGGGGAAGTCGACATTGTTTTGCTTACAGAAAGCTGGAATTACATCACTGATTTGCATCCGTACAGTTTTATCAAATTTGCTATATTGATTGTTTGGGTCAAACATTGTATAATTTTCTAGTAATTCTATTTCAACGAAGAGTGTTTTAATAATTAAATTCCAGTAATCCTCTAGTAGAAAATGAATTAAATCATCCAAGCTTATGCTGTTATTGCAACAGTGTTCTAAAACTAGAGGATAGGATAATGATAGATAGCTTGTTTTATTCAATTCTGTAATATTACTTCCATAATATTTTTGGATAATTTTATTATCATTATACTTGAGGTTTAAAATATAATCTTTTTTTTCTTTAGAAAACTTCTTCCTTTCGGATAAATTATTGCTTAACTTAAAGTATCTATAAAAGATGATATCTAACATAATAGATGATAGAATGTACTCTAAGTAATTTAAATGCGTTTCAATGTTGATATCAAAATCCTTCTGTGGGTCATATTTCCATTTGGTTTTTTCTCCGAGTTTATATTTATGAGATGTAATTGATAATGAAATTAAATGACTTATATCACTGCTGTTGTGTTTGTATGCGTCAATTATTTTGTTGTAAATATTATTGTATTTTATATCGTTATGTTGCACCAAACATAATCGGATATTATGATATTCAGTAACTACTTTTTCATAATTAGAAACAGAAGTACATTGAATCTTAGAAGGACATTGAGTTTCGCCTATTTTTTCGCTTATCTGCTTGATAAAATGGTTAACACTATTTACTATTTCCTTCAAATCTGGGGATAACCTCATTATAGAGCGTATATTTTTTAAATCATCAGTTTTTAGTTCATTGGGGTATAGAAAAAGCATTTTTCTTTGGTTTTTCTCTGTCATAAATACGTTCACCTACCATATATTTTTTTACATTATATAACAAAGAATAGCATTAGTCAACAATATAAAAATCCTTTTCCTAATCCTTAGTCATAAAGTTTATTAAAAAATTGAATATATTTTGACACATCATTTAATCAATATGGTTAGTATATGCTTATTCAAATATCAGTATAAATATGTTAAAAATGTGACTATTTCAAGCGTGAAATAAACTGACGAAGCGGCAGCATTTGTTCTTTGTCTTGCGATAGTTATTTAGGGATGCAAGTGCAACATGCTCGTAGTGCTGGGATTTAGGATACTACCTGGTCTACAGTATCTTCTCTAAGGATACTATAGAATTTCACGTTTCCGTTAACCAGAACGGACTTGAAATCAATAGTACATTCTACGAAAAGTAGGATTCTTCGTTACCGAATACGGTAACAAGAGTGGAATGAAAGGTGGTTGAGCCATAGCATTTAAGCTATGGCTCAATTTTTGTTTCAAAATTCAGTCGACTTCCATTCGTTGATATAGCGGGTGATTCGGGTATAGTTGCAGTAATTAATAGAGAGCATCAGCACTATGTGGTACTTATGCTCTTTGGGTCGCGTAGACAACATATCTAACTTGCTTCTGTAGAAGTAACTTCATCAGGAACGGCTTCACTAGGAATAGGTTCTGCAGAGGTAGTTTCATCAGGAGCAGTGCCGCTAGGGTTATGCGTTAACCGTTCTTTGTATCTATGTCCATAGAGGGCTGTGTCATACCTTTGCAGATTATTTATTATTTCAACCATACTTTTTTCTTCCTTTATGTTGAATAGATATTTCGCAATAATTTTTGGTATTATAATAAATGAAGTAGTGAGCGATACAAGTGGAGGAATAAAAGTCGCTATTAAATCCAAGACAGCTTGACTATCTAATGTCTTGTTGGTTTTAATTATATTCAAAACGCTATAAAAAGAATCGTTAAATATAAAAACCATTTTCAACCATATGTATATTGCAACTATAAAAAATGTAAATTTAAAAAGGACTTTCAAATATATGTTTATTCTTGTAGTATTTTCATATATTTTTAGTAAGTTCGTATATACCGCATTGTGCTTGGGAAGTTCGCAGTAAGCATCTTCCGGTTGCGTCAGAGCGTCATCTCTGATTGGGATTTCGCTAACACCACTCGTTCCAGCCAACGACCTAAGCATAACAACCCACCTCGTACATTCTTTTCAAAACAGATTTTCTAGGAGCTTTAAATGTATCTGAAAGATAATCCAGAATGAATATAGGGTTGTTACTCTTAGCTCTTGCCTTATTATATTCTTTTAAGAAGGCATCCTTTGGCATAAGTAAGCTGGCTGCAAAGGCATTTGCACGCTTTTCTGCTTCTGCACTATGACTATTTTTCTTATATGTATTATAGTACACTTCAGACGTATGGTCATAATCAAACAGATAATGCGCCAATTCATGGGCAATAACAAATCTTTGTTGGTACGGATGTACTTTTCTGTTTGTAAAAATAATGTGGTCTGTCTTAAACTTTTTTATGTACTTTTTATTGATACCAATACAACCGGATAAAAACCACAGCAAATCTTGCTGGAATGTATCAAATCCCATCGCTTTTGCGATAGACACTACTGGTGTAATACAAGAATTTCTATCATCAGTGGTGTCTGGCATGGCAGATAGGATTTCTGATGCCAGATATTCCATATCAGAAGCATAATAAATCTTATTGTTGTATTGGCGTTCTTGCTTGATTTTATCAGTAATACTTTGTATGCTTTTTCTCATCTTCTTTTTCCCCTCAATTGTAATGCCCGTCATGCTACCACCATAACTCTCTTTGGTTAATTTAAAATGCTTATATATATGTAAATCATAAATCATCGCATTAAAACTCCCTGCATACTTGATAACACTATTATACAAGGCTTGTACAAAATGATAAATACCCCAGTTAACGCAAGTCATGCCATGATTCATGTTTGCAGATGCCAAGACTAGGCAGCAATCTTAAAAATATTACATTTGACACTAATATAGTACTAAAAAAGTGTAAGTTTGTCAACATTAGACATATTTTCGTGGCTGTGTGAGTTTATGACATAATACTGGAAAACTCAGTCGACTTCGATTCGCTGATATTGTGAGCAATGTCTTTGGGAAAATGCGGTACACTCAGCTTAACAAAGACACTGGTGTTATGATTCGGTTTATTTTTAAGTGGTTATCTTCAGACTCCACGTTTGTCTGCTTATTGTGAACTACCCACGAGCTAAAGCTCGATGGGCTTCCTGCTTCATCGACCTCGCAACCTACTATCTCCACAGGCGTTAATTCCGATAGTTCCTACCGTACTCAATATATCTAAGCTACATCGAGTAGTCTTAACCCTTCATTAAGAATATTGATAGCGGCATTAATATCACGGTCATGTACATTTCCACATTGAGGGCACGTCCATTCCCTGACAAATAAATTTTTCGTTTCCTCATTAACATACCCACAAATATTACACGTTTGGCTTGATTTAACAAATCGTCCAATTTTCACATACTGGCGATTATTCCAATCAGATTTATACTGTAATTGTCGTGTCAGTTCATGCCAGCCACAATCAGAAATTGCTTTTGCAAGAGTATGATTCTTTACTATATTACTTACAGCCAAATCCTCAGTCACTATCGCTTGGTTTTCGCTTACTAGCTGACTGGATATTTTATGTAAGTAATCTTTTCTGGTGTTTGAAACCTTTTCGTGTATTTTCGCTACTTTAATTCTCTGTTTGTTCCAATTTTTACTACCTTTTACTTTATGAGATAATTTCTCTGTTCCTTTGCCAATTTATCTTCATATTTCTTAGTTAGTCTCTTGTTATCAAATTTCTGTCCATTGGAGGTAACAAGTAAATCCTTAATACCTAAATCAATACCAACTATACAATCAGCGGGTTCCATTTGTATATGTCCTGTTTCCACAAGGATAGATACAAAATATTTTCCAGATGAAACCTGTGAGATAGTAGCAGATTTTATTTTACCGTCAAATTTTCTATGCAGTTTTGCTTTTACCAATTTAAGTTTTGGAAGTTTGATTTTGTTTGAATCAAACAATACAGCAATATTTCCGTTTGTAAAATTTGTTGTGTATGATTTATGACTGTCGTGCTTACTTTTAAATTTCGGATATCCCGCATGTTCCTTGAAAAACTTCTGATATGCAGAATCCATGTTGTAAACTGCATTTGTCAATGCAAACTTATCAACTTCCTTCAGCCATTCGTATTCTTTCTTTAATGTTTGATTGACATAGTTGTTACAAGCAACTTTATTCATGGATTCTTTCTGTTTCACATATTTTTCTTTCCTGTATGAAAGAGTATTGTTATATACAAATCTACAACACCCGAACGTCTTTTGTATTTGTTCCTCCTGTTGTCCGTTTGGATAAATACGGTATTTGTAGGCTTTTAGCATTTACTTGTCACCACCCTTCTGGCTATATATTCTATTTTTATTTTATAAATTACACCCTTAACCCATCAGCTAAAGCTAATGGGATTGCGGGCTAAATACTTTTCAACATTCATAAAAGAAAGTAGAAGTTTGTCAAAATGCATGTTATAATAATTTCGTTGTCCAACCAATACCCGGCAACGGGAGGAGGTGTTTGGATGGAAATCGTTTCCTCTTTTTTAGTTACTGTCATGGGCGGTGTGGTTTGCCACCTCATCATCAAATGGCTTGACAGAAAACATACGGACAATTAATAGCCTAGTGGGTGCTTTGCCACTCTAAAAGAAAAGAAGAATCCCCGAACTGTAATTGCAGTACAGTTTGGGGATTCGTTCTTCGTCCAGATGGACTCGTTTCCTCTTTTTGCCTACTGGCATTATAGCATATGCAGTTTTGGATTTCAAGATACTTTTTACCAGTAAAAATAGCTAAAGAAAAGCCTCCAAACTCTAGTAACGTAGAATTTTGGGATTCGTTCTTTGCGATGTGTATTTTACGTTTGTAATATCGCATATAATATCCCAAATCTTACTTTACCAATAAAAAACACTAATGTATAATTAAATCAACAAAAGCGGTAAAATAAATAGTAAAGGAGATGTATCTATGCAAAAGCACATTCATAAAATAACGCTGCTGCTCCTAACCCTATGCCTCGTCATAGCCGGAGCAATTTCCTCGCCCTCACGAGCATCCGCAGCGAAAATCAAGCTCAGTAAAAAGTCTGTTACCATCACAAAAGGCAAATCTGTCACTCTCAAGCTAAAAGGCACGAAGAAAAAACCCAAATGGTCTACAAGCAATAAGAAAGTCGCTACGGTCAGTAAGAAAGGCAAGGTCGTAGGGAAAAAGGCAGGTAATGCCAAGATTACTGCGAAAATAGGGAAGAAGAAGTATGTTTGCAAGGTTAAGGTGACGAAGCCGAAGCCGGTTCCACGGCCAGTGCCGGAACCGACGCCGCAGCCAGACCCGAGTGCTCCGGTTGTTTTGAATGAAACGAATTGCGAGTATGTCGTGGAAAAGGATGGGACTGTTACAGTTAAAGATTTCCCGCAGGATAAAGAATGGACATCTATTATTATTCCGGCTACGTTAGGGGGACGTCCAGTAAAAGTTGTAGACGACATTATACATCATAAGAAATTAGTCGAAGTTGTAATATCTGAAGGGATAACGGAAATAACCGATGAGGCATTTCTCATGTGTCCAAATTTAATTAAAATAACAATTCCTAGTAGTGTGATAAAGATAATGGGTAAAAAACCAGGATATTATACATCACAATATGATGAAAATGGCAATTATATACTTGACGAGTATGGCAGACCGATTCCTTTACCCGCCCCCGTGCCTTATGGCAGTATATTTGTTCCTTCAGACCACCCCAATTTAACTATTTATGGTAAGCCGGGTTCATTTGCCGAAGAATTTGCAAATAAACAAGGAATATCTTTTAAACCATTATAAAAATTATTAGATGGGCTACGCTTCAATGATGTAAGCATAGCCTATCTTTTTAATTATCGCCCTACAGGAATAGAAACAGGTTCAGGTGTAGTAGCTTCTGGGACAACCGTTTTTTCTTTTATCTTTTCAACAAACTCATTCTTTTCTTCAAGAGAAATATCCTCCCATGAATTATGACTTGCGTGACGTGATTTCGGTGTTGAAGGTTCGGAACCATTTAAGCTGTTGATTTTATTTGATAATTCCTGAATTGCTTTAATCAAGTAAGGAATAAATTTATCTGTCTTAATTGAAAGTTTCCCGTTTGATTCATCCTCATGCACTAAATCAGGAAGGACATTTTGTAACTGCTGAGCAATCATAGCGATATCCTCATGATTATCATTTTCAATCCAGTCAAATTGTTTTAATTCAATCTGGTTTAAAGTATCCAATGCATTTACTTCTGTAGTTTCGATGTTTGTTTTGAGTCGGGCATCGGACGGGTTTAAGATATTGAATCCATGCATGTCTATATTCTGATAAAGATGAAGAACTTTTCGTATCTCAGCCTTAGTAGGTGTAAAAATACATACAGGATTACTATTTTTATCCATAAATGCGAAGTTATTACCATCAGCAATCGTAACAGTTGTTCCGCTTTCGTTTGCTCTAGCCTCCACACCGTTACTAAAATGCACTGGGTAATTGTCGCAATACAAATCATCCCCTAAGTGTAACCCTTCGTTTTTACCAGGAACAACCCCATCGCGGTAATACGCAAGTTTGATATTATTTTCTCCAGCTTCATCAATCGCCGCCCAACACATGTAAGAGCCATCTTCCTGCAAAGTAAAGTGCAGCCCCTTCTCGTCAGGGTAGCTTTTTAACCCCGTCGAAACCATGCGCCCGATAGGAACCTGGTCGCTAAAGAAGTCCAATCCTTCCTCAGTCAAAACAACGTCATCTTCCCAGATATGAACATATCCGTTTTCATCGGTGAAGAATTTAGGCACGCCATCATGGCTTATCATTATAACCTCTTTCGGGTTATTGGGGTTTATCGCGACCGTAGTTATCCCGTTGGTGATTTTCAGACCGTCTTCGTCGAACTGCATCGTGTTCGCATTATTATAGATTCCCATATTCTGGCTGAGAATCATCTTCCCTACCACAACCTCGCCGTTTATACCAGGCACTTCTTTCATGGTGTTAGTCTTCGGGTCAAGGTAGATAATCCTGCCTATCGCGGCTTTCGAAGTCTTCCAGTTATCGTCGGTCATTGCAAGAGTGGAGTTAATAATCTTTAACTGCTCGTCAGCATACGAATCCGTGACGGCATCATACTTCCTAAACAGCATCCCGTGCGAATCCCAGGTCTGCGTCTGGTTATCAACCCCTCCGATAATCTTCGTATTCGTCGCGTCAAGCCCTTTCTCGACCCAGGTGTTCAGGAGAGCCTTGCTTTCCTCGCCCTTTTCCGCCTGTTTTACGACAGTGCTGTAGTTTGAGGCCATAGCCCTGGCTTTGACAAGCGTCCGGTGTATGTTGCTTCCGCTGTCGGTGGATTTCATCGCATTCGAGAACTCGATTTGGATGTTGTCCAGCTCGTTGAAATGGATAGTGTAGGAGCGGAGCCGCACACGGTAGAGTATCCCATCAACCCTGACGCGAATCCAGTTCCCGACAGAGAACTTGTCAACAATCGGGGCGAACTCCGGCATCACCAGCAGGTTCCTGAGCGTCGCAGAGATATTAGGGGAGGGCATACATGCCTTGCGGATTCTGCCCTGCACGACCTCAAGGTATTTCTGTGCGTTCTTGAAAAGCTCGGCGTTATTAAGTCCGGTGGAGACGTAGCTCTCACCTGAAGTGTAATTGTAGCAATTCTACCTCTTATGTCGCATATGATATTACTTTACTAACAGAAAATACCAATGTATAATTAAATCAACAAAAGCGATGAAATAAATAGTAAAGGAGATGTATCTATGCAAAAGCACATTCATAAACTAACGCTGTTGTTCCTAACCCTATGTCTCGTCATAGCCGGAGCAATTTCCTCGCCCTCACGAGCATCCGCAGCGAAAATCAAGCTCAGTAAAAAGTCTGTTACCATCACAAAAGGCAAATCTGTCACTCTCAAGCTAAAAGGCACGAAGAAAAAACCCAAATGGTCTACAAGCAATAAGAAAATCGCTACGGTCAGTAAGAAAGGCAAGGTCGTAGGGAAAAAAGCGGGTAATGCCAAGATTACTGCGAAAATAGGGAAGAAGAAGTATGTTTGTAAGGTTAAGGTGACAAAACCGAAGCCGGTTCCACGACCTGTGCCGGAACCGACACCGCAACCGCAGCCTATTCCCAGTGAGCCTGAATACCCAACATATGGTGATTTTTCTTATTGGGTAGATGAAACCGGACAGGTGGAAAAAGGAGCCATTGTAATTTCGAAATATAATGGTCAGGATAAAGTTGTAACTATACCGTCAACGATAAACGGATTGCCGGTTAGAGCAATTGGGGCTTATGCGTTTTCAGAATGTACGACCTTGACAGAGGTCAAGATACCTGAAGGGGTAACAACAATAAGGCAGTATGCATTTTGGAGATGTACTAATTTGGTAAGCATAAACATACCTAATAGTGTAACCCAGATAGGTAGCTGCGTATTTGTACAGTGTAGTAGTTTAAGGAATATAGATATTCCAGCTAATTTAACCAAAATATTAATATACACATTTTCAGGCTGTACCAATTTAACAAAAGCAGTAATTCCTTCCAGTGTAACGTCTATACATCCTGATGCTTTTGAAGATTGCCCTAATTTAACTATTTATGGTTACGAAGGAACACATGCTAGTTCTTATGCGTCAAGTAACAAAATACCCTTTGTTGATTTAGCAGAAGATAACGAACATTAATTATTTTGTGATATTTGTATATCCTCCAGACCGAACTTTTAACTTTTGATTCAGCCTGGAGGATATTTGATTTAAATATTTATCATCCGTTCCAATTCTCTGATTTTAGCTTCGAGCATGTTGATTCTTTCATCTTTTTCTTTGTCCTTTTCAACTAAATCTTTAACTATAGGAATCAATAAAGTCCATAGCTTTTCGTACATGATTCCTTCCACTTCACCCTCAGAATTGTACGTACAATATTTTGATAATCCTGCGTCGACAACGTCCTCAGCAATCAGCCCATAACAAGAATCAATGGTATCAATAGTACTATCTATATCAGGGTTCAGCTCATCTCCATTATATACCGCAGTGAGAACTTCGGCATAATTTTCTATGGATGTTTTATCGAACCATTGTTTAGGTATTAGCTGTAGAATATTGTAGGCGTAATCAGAGTTTTCCTCTAATGGTTTAATATTCAGCTTATATTTAGAGGCAGAGGTTGCGCGGGTGAAACGGTTTGCAGAGTTTATGTAAACATTTGCTGTACCGCCTGTAGTATTGTACACATTCGATGAATATAACGCACCATCAAATTTTGTAGCGCCTGAGAAGGTAGCTTCTCCATTAGTGCCATTAATAGAAACATAGGAAGTAGAAGAAGCTTTACCATCAGGAGTATAAGACAATTTTCCACACAGATGTATATTTGAATTACTAATTATATCAACATCTCCAACGGAGCCAATAGAAACGTAGGGTGTTTCTCGGTCTTCTCCGATTCCGTTGTATAAATCTAAATGTCCCATAAATTTATTGAAAGCACCTTTTAAGTACGCAAAGAATCGGTTTCTACGCAAACCATACTGCTTAATTTTTGTTCCATCATTAAAATACGCAGTCAACCCCTCAGCGTCGCCATCATCAATATTGAACATTGACACTTTACCACTCGTAGCATTTATGCATCCAGTTACCTCTAAATCACCATCCTCATTAAATTTCAATACATCCGTATCTCCGTTCTTAATGTTCATTAGACATTCATCATTCGGGTTGACCGTGAACGTATTTACACCATTACTTACTTCAAGCCCGTCTTCGGTAAACCTCATCGTGTTCGCAGCATTATAGATGCCTAAGTTCTGTCCCAAAATCAGCCTGCCTACAAGAACTTCGCCGTTTATACCATAACCCTCTTTCGAGGTATCGTTTTCCGGGTCGTAGTAAATAATCTTGCCCACAGCAGTCTTTGAGGTCTCCCAGTTATCATCGGTAATCGCAAGCGTGGAATTAATGATTTTCATCTGTTCGTCAGTATACGAATCCGTGACGGCATCATACTTCCTAAACAGCATCCCGTGCGAATCCCAGGTCTGCGTCTGGTT